CCCTGGCTTGCTATCGCCTTCGACAGGGGCGTGTGTGTGTGTGTGGGTGCGTGTGTGCGTGGCTTGCTATGGGTGCGTACGTGTGTGCGTGGCTTGCTATGGGTACGTACGACACCGCCTAGCTTTATTGCTCATACGTGTTTCCTACACATACTGAGGGCGGTGACCCTGGTATTTTATCATTCTTTTAGTTCAAAGACAAGGCAAGAGGGGGTTAAGTGTTATACGACACCCCCGGGTCTTGAGTGCCTAAGGTCTTTTGTTTGACATCTCAGCATGTGGTTAGATTTGTCTTTCTGTCGGGATGATGGTATCGCGTGTGCACAGCGTGGCGGATTTCGGATTGTGGGGGAGGGGTGTGGATGCGAGAGGTCGTTTAAGGGGTCTAGAAGACGATCTGAGCGAGTTTTAGGGTGGGGGTAGTGTCCTGGCCTAGGTAGGGGGCTGAAAGGGCGTGAGAGGGCGTTTAGAGCGTTTTTTTGCGATGCTCGAAAACTGACCACCTACTACTTTTCTATGAATCCTTTACGTAGATCTAATAACTTTCTTTATATATAATAATATTATCTATAGTATTAAGAATATTTTCTATTTTAGAACATCTTGTATATAGAACATGATTATTACGGTTATGTTTTATAACTATTCTCTGTGGGTAATAATTTACTGATTGTATTTCAATAAAAAAATCAAGAAACAATCAGCGAAAAGGGGGGCTTTCGCGAGGATTTTTTTCCTGACACTCTGACGAATAGATCGTGTCAGTTCGTGCAAGTTGATACAAAGGTAAACACAACTTTACTTGTACTTCGTGAGCATAGCAACACAGTTAGGATAGGCTAAGTTAAGTTAGGTTTACCTTACTACGTGAGTAGGGGCACGCAGCCTAGTGTTGGTTTGTGACTGGGGTCATATGATGCAAGTCACGTGAGTTGGAGGGGTATGATGTTGACAGAGTGACAGAATTGTCTTTACACATTTGACCAGGGGCGCATAATTTGACAAGCCAAGGAAATTGTGGTAGAGGATCATGGGAGGGATTTTGGGGGCCCCTCAGCTTGACAAATAAAAAATCATATGCTATATGGGGAAAGGTGGGGGCGGGGGTGTCATACCCATCTTTTTATGGGGCTACCTATCTTTCTATGGAGCTACCCACCTTTCTATGTTGTGGGTCAAGTCACGTTGCATACTCAATGATTGTCTGCTAAGATATGAGTATCGACAACGAAAGGAGAAAACATGCACCTACAACCCAGCGAGTTCATCGCCAAAACCCCAACACCTGACAACAACCCTCAAAGGATTGCCACATACAACATGGTCCCTGGCACTGTCGTACGCCTCAGGAACCACATCTTCGTCCTTGTCGATGCCCTAAAGGGGCCTCACCAGTGGATACACGCCAAGACAGGCCGCTCCCTTAGCCACGAACAGTTCGCGGCCTGGATGCGCGAAGACACCACCAACCTGCCCGTGATCCTGTTTGACCCTCTGGACACGGACACCAACACAGATAAGGAGAACAACAATGACTGAGCTTGAACCACTCATCAAGGCATTCGTCAAAACTCTTGAGGAAGCCGACACCAACACCAACACCAACACGCAGTTTGAGTGCCTACGAGTCGTGATGGACTCCCTCGACATCGAGCCAGGCACTGTCGGCGGCTGGGAAGCAGTGCGTGTCGTTGGTAATGGTGACCGCAATGAGAAGGTGTGGGTCGGATTCGACGGTCGTACGTACACCCACGAGGAGTTCGCTGATACTGTTCGTTCGACTCATGATGTCGTGCGTGTCGTCCACTATGGGATTATCTGATGAAGAACACCATCGAACTGGCTGCTGAGTTTATCCGCCGCGCTGCATTTGTCGATGCTAACGCACTACTGAAGGATGAGTGCGGTGTCGAATACAAGAAACCTTCGCAAGTGCAGTATTACGCACTGTTCAAGGACCATGATGACTCGAAGGCCATTAATGAGGCACTAAAGCATATTGCTGACATGCTCGGGTGCATGACGTATATCGAGTATCAAGAGTCCACATCCAGGCTCACGATTGTCGGTGAAGAGATGGCAGTCAACACCGTTAGGCAAGTGTGGCAGACAGCCCTCAAAACCTACACGACGACGCTGAATGAGCGGGTGTCGAAGGCCTCTATAAAAAGCCGAGAAGAGTTCAGGAAGTGGTCGGATGACTATATCCTTGGTTTCTTTGAGGGCCTTACTGCCCGGCACTCGTATCCCCACCCGAGGATTCTTGGACTGATTGATAGTATGGAAAAGGAGAACAGTGATGCAAGCCTGTGAATTTAAAGAATACGAGTTCCTGTCGAAGGATTACATGACGTTCGATGCAAGTGGGTTGCCTGCCGGTGTTATCGTCAATATGTCTGTTTGGGCTTTCTTCAAGCTGGATAACCCCGACATGTGGGTGTCGAACACAGGCAGGTTCCATACGAATGAAGAGCTTGTGGCTATTCTGAGGGATGCCACTGGTTCTATCCAGGTGGTGGATGCGTGTGATCTGCATTGATGATGTCCTCAGCCTGTTCACTGAGCATGAGCAAGCGTTTGTCCGCTATGACTTGGAGACAGCGTGGGATGACTCTGAAGCCTTTACTGTCGAGGTTGGGGTGCCCTTGAAAGAGGCGCCATATATGATGGTTCTAGAGGTTACTGTGGACTCCGTTAATGAGTTGGTGACAATTGAAAGGAGTCGAGCATAGTATGGTGGCAGGTATTATCATCGGAACTGCTGTTATTAGTTTCGCAATCGTGATGCTGCTGAGCGCCACTTAAAGAGGCTGAAGTTTGAGCCTTACATTATCGAATACAATCTGAAGGAGAATTGAAATGTTGGATGCACTGTACGCTGTGTGGGACTTGGACTGTGATGACCCAGGCATCATTGGTCTTTTTGAAACCAAAGATGAGGCTGACGCTCATGCGGCATATGCGACACATAAGTATTGCCGTGCAATGACTGTTGTCGAATATCTTGCAAAGGAGAATGAAAACAAATGAATCTTAAGCTGGTTGCCGTTACAGGTGCGCTCATACTATCTCTTGGGGCTTGTACTCCGGCCTCGTACAACCTGAGCAACGACAGTGATAACTTCCGCGTGATGCGTCGTGTGGTGTTCGTGAATGTGATCACTGATAAGTACCTTCTCAGCATTGAGGGTTTGTGCTCGATCACGAAGGATAAGGAGGATGCTCAGCTTGAGGTCACCTGTAAGACGGGTGATGGAGAGTACAAGAAGCATTATCAGGGTATCTCAGATAACGTCACCTACTTTGTGGAGCAGATGGATCCTGCTTCTGTGGACACCTATCATTACAAGGTGCAGTTCCGTCCTGAAGAGCTGCTGCCTGATATCGATGTACAGGTCAGTGGGGGCGATAACTGATGCTTATTAGGTTCAGTGAGTTACCTATTCCGTTTGGTCGTCTCGCGCTTGGTGCTGTTCTGATCGATACAGAGGGTAATAGGTACTTTAAGGTAGTTACTGAGGAGTATGAGTACTTCTGGGTGAATCAGTTGGATATTCTTCTTAGCTCTGGTATGTCGGATGATCTAATGTCTAAGACTGTCGAGGAAGATTGGCTGGTGCTAGTGTGATGAATGGTGTTCAGTACATCGGTAATGGTGAGTTCGTCGTTACTGAAGAGTGGCTTGTTGAGGTCTTTTCACAGGCAGTGAGCATGAACGTTGCTGACTGGCTGGGAGTGGGTGATTGGCAGGGTTGGTGCGACACGAACGAGGCCATTGAAGAGCTGTACCCTGATTATGCTAAGGACTATGACTCGTGCCAGGGTGTCGCCGAAGCAATGATCTATGATTGGATGAATAATACGGGCAAGACTGACTAAAGATTGCTATTGCTATACCTGTGGTAGGTCTTTTAACTATCTTGGTATTGCCAGTCATAGGGCTTCACATCGTCGTAGGCATGAAGATTGCACCATTATGTTTACATATGGTGATGTTAAGAGTTGGAAGTACTCTGAACTGAAAGGAGAAGACCAATGAATGCTGAATTGGCCAATCTGGCTAAGGAAATTGGTAGGCTTGCTCAGTCTCAACAGGGCGGTGTTGAGTGGGATAAGGTAGCAAAGTTTAGTGAGATTGTTCTGATTTTCGACAGTCCTGAGCTAGAAAGCCTCAACTACCACCAGGTTTTTGATGCCATTGAAATTTATGCTATCGCGAGTAATGCCCATGTTACTAATGATAATCCTGCCTGGAATACTGTAAGGCTGTTTGCCAGGATGATGCTCCAGATTGATCGAGCAATGGTGGGAGCATGATGGACTTGTCGTGCATAGAGAAGATCTACACAATTGCTAAGCGACGTTACAATGATAGTCTCGAACCACTACATCCCTGTGAGCATCCTGGTGAAAGGGCAGACAACGATTGGTTCAAGGTGAAATGCCTTGCCGAGATTCTACTTGAAGGTGCAAAGGGTGGACGTTAACAAACGACGCATTGTTCAAGAAATTAAGGCTATAGCTAATTTTGAACATCGCTATAACCCCTACAACTCTAGTTGGGGTCTTGTATTGGAATACTGCAAACAGCTATTAGAAGGAGAAAAACTATGAACAACCAGGAATACCTTGACACCTTTGATGAGGTGCGAGATGGCTACAAGAAGCTGCACACAATGGGCCTTGATAAGTTGAAGATCCTGTGTGTAGAGGGTGTCGGCAAGCGAGAAGTTGCAACTATCATGAGTTGTGAAGACTTCAACACCATTACGGACAAGGGCAGTGTCGTTGTCACTGAGGAGCACGGGACGTTCTTGAAGGTGACTGACCAGCATTGGGTGACCATCAACCGCTTTGAGTCTGAAGGTATCCGGCATGATGCTGACGTGCTTCGTGCCTTGATCCAGGAACAGGATCACATCAACGTGCTGATTGAGCTAGGTCACGAAGCGTAGTGTTTGTACCTGTGCTATGCTGAATACATAACTGAATAGTCCCCTCAACTCCTTGCAAGCAAGGGACGGTGAGTGTTGAGGGGGCACCACCCCTTGTGGCGGAACAGGCAGACGCGCTCGGCTCAAACCCGGGTTCCAGTAAGGAGTATGAGTTCGACTCTCATCAAGGGGACCACCAAGCACCGGACGATGCTGGATGATTAGGCCTTGTCGCCTGCCTCTGTCGATCAAGAGGACGTGCCGGTTGCCGTGATCGGGAGGTCATGTGCGGGGTAGCACCCTAGGACTGACAAATTTTTGTATTGTGATTGTGTTCGTCAGTCAACAGCACCTCCCACTACATTGAAAGGAGAAACAACATGAAACTGCGACTGACTGACTACAGCGACAACACATACATGGACACTGACGGGTCCTGTGAACTGTGCATGAGCCTAGGTCTCCTCGACCATCCAGAGTTCCAGTTCACCGACAGTGACGGTGGTGTGCATAGCATTAGCGGCTGGGAGTCTTATTAGGACATTACAACGTCAAGTACAGCGTGAATGTGCCCCCTGTTCACTTACTGCCTGCACGACGCAGAGTTCAAGGAGCTGGATGAGCTTGCGCAGGAGGCAGGACTGCATGGCCTAGAGGAGGATGAAACTGACCCTTGGTACACTGTCCTCGACGCCATCCTCTGGAGAGCAAGCTACCAGACTAGCGAGGAAGAACTAAACAAAGCCCTCTCGTGGGCGCTGGTTGATAAGACGGCCTGAGACAGCGCGCCTCTGATCTCAGGAACACGTACTAGGAGGGTTCGTCCTTCCAGGTACGGGCCTTGTGCAGGCTTACAACATGCACAGTGGGGGCCTGTCGAATATAAGACAGGCCCCCACTTTATTACCAACAAAGAGGAAGGAGAAAGAAATGCGACCTTACAGGCAGCATGACGGCGACGCGGGGTGTGACTTGGAGGTGTCGATCCCATACATCATTTACCCCCATGAGACCATCATGGTGAAGACAGGCTACACGCCGGATGTGTTCGACATCCCCAGAGAGGCTGTCGGCCTTGTCTTTGCCCGCTCGTCGCTGCACAAGAAGGGCCTGATCCTCGCCAATGGTGTCGGTGTGATCGACTCCGGGTATGAGGGTGAGGTTCTTGTGCCGCTGCATAACCTGACCGACAGCCCTGTTGTTCTCGAAGAGCACGAGCGCATTGCGCAGATCGTGGTCCTGCGACTAGAAAACCTGTCTAAATTGTACGCTGAGCCTGCATTGTCCACGAAAGAACGTGGTAAGGGCGGCTTTGGTTCTACTGGAAAGTGAGAAGAAGTTGAGCATTACTGTTTACTCTAAGCCTCGTTGCCCTCAGTGTGTGGCTACGTACCGCAAGCTGAATGGGCTGGGTGTTGAGCACGAGAGTGTGGACGTGTCTGAGGACCTTGAGGCCCTGTCGTTCATTCAGAGCCTCGGGTACAGTCAGGCACCTGTTGTTGTTGTGAAGGATGCCAAGGGAGCTATCGTGAAGCATTGGTCGGGTTTCCGCCCCGATTTGATCAAGAAGGAGGCTGGCAAGTGAGTAAGATTGAGAACCCTGTGAAGCTGGAAGCTGCACGTGCGCGGATGGCGAATGCGCGAGCGTCGCGAAAGAAGATGGATTACCCGGCTGATGTCGAGGATCGTCTTGATGATTTTCGAGCGCTTGTGCTTGCGCAATTCATTGACGCGGGCCTGTCGGCGTTCAAGGATGGGCGCAAGGTTGGGGGACACTCGGATCGGTATTTCTACAATAAGCTGGTCCGTGGCAGTCTGAATATCAAGGACATGATCCTGTTGAATGATTACTTGCCTATCGACTGGACGCTTATTTTGAAGACGATGCGGCGTCCGAAGGATGTTCTGCGGCCTGCCGATACTGAGCCTGCGCCTGTTGATGTCATGTTCGCTGATCCGGGTGATGATCCGTTTGCTGCTTTCTTTACTGATGTGGATGGTGTGTGATGGAGCCTAGTCTGCTTGAGTTTGCTAGGGGCATTGGTAGTATTGGGCCTTTTAAGGTCATTAGGCTGCTGGCTCGTGAGGGTTATCTGAAGCGCTGTGGTGGTATTAATGTTCCGACGCCGAAGGCTGAGGGTCTGCTCGGCTTGCGTCGTTTGGTGACGCGTGGTGGTCAGCGGCCGAACTACCACTGGCAGACGTATGTGACCGAGGTGGGGGAGAAGTTCTTTGCTGATATGATTGAAGCAGAACTGAGGGACTTCGGACATTGGGAGTTGAAGAGATGAATTGGCAGGACCTTGTTGCCGACACGAATATGTGGATTGACAACTTTGATGAGGGGCGTGGTGGTAACGCTCTTGATCGGATTGTCTTCCACCACAACGCCGGCAAGACCATGTCACACTCTGCAGTATATGCAGCTTTCAGCAACAACGGGACGAGCGCACACTACAACGTGGATGTCGATGGTAACATCTGCCAGTTCGTGCACGATAGGGACACCGCCTGGCACTGCCCTGGCGTAAACCGTAAGAGCATCGGCATCGAGCACGCGAATGACGGCGGGGCCGAGTCGGGATGGAACGTTGGCGACGAGACCATCGACGCTGGCGCCCACCTAGCTGCAGCCCTGTGCTTGGCATACGGGCTAGGCCGCCCTGAGTTGCGGGTTAACATGTTCCCCCACTCGGATTTTTATTCAACCGCTTGCCCAGCCTCCTTGCGCGACAAGTACATGGGCGAGTATATCGACAAGGCACAGCAGTACTACGACGACCTTGATGCTGACTTGCTGAACAAGGAAGGCTGGGTGTCGCAGGACGGCGGCTGGTGGTACCGCAATGCTGACGGTAGCTGGCAGACTGGCTGGTTCCCCGTCGCCGGCGCATGGTACTACGCCAACGAAAAGGGCTGGCTCCAGGCTGGCTGGCAGCATATTGATGGTCATTGGTTCTTCCTGCATGATGTCCATGACACCCGTTATGGGCAGATGGAGACTGGCTGGGTGAAGGATGGTGAGCATTGGTTCCTTCTTGATGACCGTGGCCGGATGCTCAACGGTTGGCAGCAGGTGAAGGGTAAGTGGTATTTCCTGGAAGCTAATGGTGCTATGCGTACCGGGTGGCTGTCGTATCAGGGGGATGATTACTTCTTGACTGATACGGGTGCTATGGCTGTCGGCTTGTGCCAGACCCGTCTTGATGGTGGATGCTCGATCTTTGGTGAAGATGGCAAGCTTCTTCGTGGGCGTGTCGTTGTCGAACAGGACGCTGATGGTATTGTAAAGCTGGTAGAATCTGAGTAGGAGGTTTCTTGAGATGAAGAATGTCGTTCTTACTACTGATCGTACGAAGTGGCTGATTCTCACTCCGGAGCGTCGCAAAGCGCTCTATGGCCTGTTTGCTGCGATTGGCATGGTTGGTGTTGCCTATGGTGGCTGGACTGCTGAGTCCTGGGAGCAGTGGTCTACGGTTGCTCAGCAGATCATGTCCGTGATTGGCCTGCTCGTCGCGACTGTTCATACGGGTGGTACCTATTTGGCGCCTTCCTATGGGGCGGTTGACGGCAGCAACTAACAAGATGTGGCCCTGTCGCTTAGGTGACGGGGCCACATTACTACTCACAGTTATTTAAGGAGTTGAACAATGGCTCGCATTGTCGGTAGCGTTAAGACACCCGCGGGTGATCACGTGATGATCAGCCTGTACGTGACGCCTAAGCCTAACCCTGTCGGATCGAACAATCCCGCCACTGACATCCTGGTTGGTGGCTACGCTGTGCAGAACACGAAGCAGCCCGTGTCGATCGATCTCGAACCGGGCACGTACGACGTGCGTGTTACAGGCCCCGGTGGTCTCATCGTGGAGAAGGAGGTTGGCCTTGCGGCTGATCAGGAGGTGTCGCTCAGTGCTTTGGTGGGCGCTGCAGCCGTTGTGCCCTCACCCCCTGCTGCGCCCGTCATTAACGTCAACGTGACGCGCCCCGAGATCCGTGTCGTCGCCTCAAAGGCTGAAGCCGAAGCCCTACCCGATGGCACGTACTACTTCCTCATCGACCAGGCCGCGTCCACACCCACACTGATTGCCCACGCGGGTGGGCAGTACACCGGCGACACGGGCACCATTACTGTCGAAGGCAAGGCCGGGGACACGGTGATCATCGGCGTCAACGTGAAGGCCCAGTCCGATCAGACGTTCACCTGGCCTGCAGGATGGACAGTGCTTGTCGAACCTTACTGGATTGGCACACAGCAGTCTACGATTGCCTACGGCCCGTGGAGTGAGGCTATTGTCTTGAAGACTGCGAAGGCTGTCGAGGCGGGCTACGCAGCCGTGACGGTGCGTGGCGGTGGTATACCCACTGCTGGCACTGTGAAGGATCGTACGAAGGACCCGAAGGAAACTACGACGGTCACGGCTCCGAAGGTTAACGGCGCATCTGGTCTTGTGTTTGCATACGCTTTTGAGCGTACGGCGGATGGGGAGACTCGTAGCCAGATCACCCTGAGTGAGGGTTGGGAGCTTGTTGACTTTGCGACTCAGACTGGCTCGAATTTTCAGACGGTTGCGCTCGCTCAGGGTGACGGCTCTACGGATGCCGTGTTCACGTACCCGAATGCGCAGACGACGAATGGTCTTGGTGTGCAGGTGGTGATCCCTGGTGCCTGATCTGTGGATGCGCCGCACTGCAAGCAAGGACGTGCGTGGGACTCTCTGGGTTCGAGACCGGGGAGGTGATAAGTGGGTGGCTGGCACCCGTGAGGTGTCGAAGCCTATGGCTGGTAGTACACTTGACCGTTTCCTGGCCTCTAAGCCGTTCTACGTGGCGCATAGGTTGGGCGGTACCGAGTACCCGGAGTTCACTCAGAAGGGCCTTACAGAGTCATTGAAGGCCGGTTTCAAGGCATTGGAACTATCAGTGCGCCGCTGTTCAACCGGCGAGTTTGTTTTGATCCACGATTGGGTGACGACCCGTACAGTGCCGGGTACGGACTATCAGATCTGGAATACGCCCTGGTCTACGCTCTCTGGCTTGCAGCAGGCATCTGGAGGCTTCATGCGCCTGACTGACGTTGTCGGTTCTGTCGGACAGGACATTGTGCTGGCTATCGACCATAAGGTGACATCTAGTAAGCCGACTGGTTCGCAAGGGGATATGGACTCTGAGAATGCGCTGTTCGATTATCTCGACACCATCCCTAACGCCAAGGATCGGGTGCTGATCAAGCAGTTTGTGAATGGCGGTGTCGCTGATCGTGCGAAGGCGAAGGGGTACAAGAGCATGTGCATGATGTACCCTTCCGAGGTTGCCAGTGCTGATCTGGCCAAGTGGGACGTGCTGGGCATGGAATGGAATGCTGAGCAGGGCGTGTGGGACACCCTCAAGGCGACAGGTAAGCCTTTGATTGCACACATCATTACGACTCAGCAACAGGCTGATATAGCCCTCACTAGGGGTGCTACAGGCTTGATGGCGTCGGTGCCAAGTGTCGTTCATCCGTGATCTTAAATGACCACCCCACATTACTCAGTGGGGTGGTCGTTTATACTATTGGTATGAAAAGTATATTGAGCACGATGGAAGAACCGCGTTTAGTAACAGCGGTTATGGTTGTGGTCTACTGCCTTATCTCTTGTACTGGCACCTTGTTTCTTTTGCGGGTAGGTAGCCTGTCGTGGATGGTTATTGTGGCCGGTGTGATCATGCTGGTGTCGGGCCTTCTTGGTGCCCCTTCCGCATGGAGGGGGAGCTGGTGGCTGGAAGGGCCGGCGGCGCTGTTAGCTGTTGTCGGAATCCTACTAATTTCGATTGATGAGTTGCTACTGCCAACGGCCCATATTAGGTGGCCTTTGCATGGTATTATCTTATCGGTAATTATCGCCTTGCTTTTCCTGGGTAGGGCCTTGCGGGTGTGGCCTTACTTGTACCGTCCCGGCGTCTTGCCGAAGACGGAACTGGAAAAGGCTGAAGAGAAATACATGAGGACCCACAAGGAGTACTTGGCGGCCGTCAACAACTAGGAGCACCATTGAATACTGCAATCGTTGGAGTACTGTGCTCTGTTGGAACATTTGCTCTCACGACTCTTATTAGTCTTGGTGTCGAACGTTACAAGAAAGCACAGGCAGTTAAAGAGGCCCGTGAAGATCTTGAGGCCAATCTTCGCACGCAAGTGTTATTGTGGAGGGAACATGCATATGCTGTGCGTGTCGCTGCTATTCAAGCCGGCGTGAAGGTAGAGGACCTGCCTTCTGTTCCGAAGGAGGATTAATGTCATTTCTTATTGGTGTGTTTGTCGGCTTGATTGTTGGCATAACTGGCATGTATTCATACCTGGATCATAAGTTCCAGAAGACTATCGAGGGGGTTATTCATGAGTTCAATGAGCGAATCTCGGACGCTTTTGACGAGTGACGACCCAGAAGTGAAAGGGCGGCGAGATGCTGCCCTTTCGTTGCTGAAGCGTGGCGCTGATCGTAACAAGATCATTGAGGCGACGGGCTTTACGTCGGACGAGCTGTTCATTATCGAGCAGGCGTATTACGACAGCCGACAGGAACTCTCACCTCGCAACCTGCGCATCAAGCAGCTTGACCGCCTTGATGCGCTTGTTGACATGGCCTACTCGCAGATTGAGATGTTTGGTCTTGCTGATGATAAGGGCAATTGGGGTGCGAACATTCAGGGGCTTCTTGCGGTCTTGCGTGAAATCTCTGAGGTTGCGAACCTGAAGCGACAGACCGTGACGCATGAGATTCGGGTGATCGAGGAGAAGCAGGTAGCAGTCATGCTGTCGTTCACCAACCAGGTGCTCGAAGAGTACACGGCACTTGTGTATCCTCATTTGTCCACTGAGGCGAAGCGCGCCCTGGAGACGAACAAGGCTGACTGGTTCTCTCAGGCTGTGAATAAGCCTGCGGCGTTGCTTGAAGCTACTGTCGAGATGGAGGGTGACTGATGCTACCTTTTGGTGCTGTCGCTAAGAAGTTTTCTGATGCCCAGCGTCTTGAAGTGTGGCGCAATAACCCTGCTAAGTGGGCTGAGGATCATGGCCTGTTCATGTGGTCGAAGCAGCGCGAGGTTTCACAGTCTGTTGTCGAACATCAAAAGACACTAGTTGTCACTTCCAACGGTTGTGGAAAAAGTTATCTGTCGGCCACCCTCGTCAACTGGTGGGTGGCCACTCATCCTGTCGATGATACGACAGTCGTCACCACGGCTACGAACTGGAAACAGGTACGCAACGTCCTGTGGAAAGAGATCCCCCGTGTCAAGGCTGTAGCAGGTATCCGAGGCAAGGTGAACGCCGATGCAACGTGGAAGATGGATGACCGACAGGACCCTATTGCTTTCGGTATGAAGCCGGACGATAAGGACGAGTCCGGCTTCCAGGGTGTCCACGACCAGTACGTCCTCGTGATCATGGACGAGGCCGGAGGCATCTCCAAGGAAATCTTCACCGCAGCCGATGCCATCACGACGAACAAGTTTGCACGCATCCTGGCCATTGCTAACCCGAATGACCCATCGTGCTACATGGCCGAGGTCTACAAGCGCGAGATGCGCCTGAAGCCAGAGGAACGCTCGTGGAACATCATCCAGTTCGGAGCATACGACACGCCTAACTTCACGGGCGAAGTCGTGCCTGTCGAGGTTGCGACTCGTCTTGTGCAGGTTGACTGGGTTGAGGCGCGTAAGAAGGAATGGGGCGAGGATGACCCCCGCTTTGTCGCACGTGTCCTTGGCGAGTTCCCTGACGTGTCTGACGACGGCCTGTTCAACATGGGGCGTGTCATGCAGTCCATGGAAGCCTACAGCACCTCCGAGCCGGATGAGGGCATGCCTATCACGATTGGTGTCGATGTGGCCCGGTATGGCTCCGACAGTTCCGTGATCGTGTCGAACCAGGGCGGTTACATCAGGATTCATGGCCGGTATCAGGGCTTGAACGGTCCTGAGCTTGCACGCAAGGTCGGCGAACTGGCCGTGGAGATGGGTGCTGTCGAGATTCGTATTGACGCTATTGGTGTCGGTGCATCAGTGCTCGACAGCATCTACAACTTCGTTCCGCCAACCATTTCCGTCGTCAGCATTCACGGTAACGCGAAGTCAGGTGATAGCACGAAGTGGTACAACTACCGTGCGGCCATGTACGACCAGTTTGCCAAGGCTGTCGCTGATGGAAGGGTGTATCTTCCTGACGACGACGAGCTGCATAACGAGATTGCATCGATCAAATATGAGTACCGTGGGTCCGCGCTGCTCATTGAGTCGAAAGAGAATATGCGTAAGCGTGGCATTAAGTCCCCTGACGTTCTTGATGCTGTTATTTATGCGTACCAAAACATTGGAGCAATTATGGCAGGCGACTCCGAGGGGCAGTACTTTTCACCAGATGATTTGTTGGATGCCGATGACCTTACAGACTTCATGTTTGAGGATGAATTGGCTTACTTTATTGCGTGATAGGCTTGGACTATGAAGTACGAGCAGAAACTTACTGAGGCTTTGGGGGCTTATTCTGAGTCCCTTGCCCGCCTTCGACAGGAGGACATCGGCTGGGTGTCGTTGTCTGCTGTCGAGGGTGCTGACTCGCTTATTACTCTTGATGTTATCCGTGATCATTCCGCACGCGCACGTCGCTTGGCCACGCTGAATCCGATTGTGAAGCGCGGTCTTGTCGTCCGCAACGCCTACATGTGGTCCGACCCGGTTGTGTATAAGGGTGCGACAAGGCCTGCACGTAAGGTGATCGACGAGAACGCTAAGGCGTGCTTCAGTGTGCAGGCCCGTGTCCGTGATGAGCAGGCTTTCAACACGGACGGCTGCGTTATCTACCTTGTCGATAAGACGACGAAGACGGTCATGCCTATTCCTTTGATGCGTCTTGGTGGTGTTGCCACTGATGATGTGACCGGGGATGTCGTTGCACTGCTTATTAATCCTGCGACTACGGGGGACCCTCAGTGGTACATGCTGTGGGATCACACGGGCGTGATGATTAATGCCGCGAACTACAAGGTGAATCGCCGCCTGACTGCTGTGTATGCGACGGTAAACCGGCTAAGTGCTGAGCATTACGGCAAGCCGGACCTTATGGGTGCGTTAAATTATGCTCAGGCTTACAAGGAGCATCTGGAAATTGCACGCATGATGCAGAAGTCCTTGTCGCGTCTGGCTTTCAAGGCGAAGTCCGTGAATGCCAAGCAGCAGCAGGCCGTGACGGCTCGTATGGCTGGCATGGGTGTGGGAGGCACAGCGTCTATTGGGGCTGGGCAGGACATTCAGGCGATTACGAAGGCTGGTGCTGGTGTCGATTTCTCTGCTGGCACGCCTCTTGCGGCTATGGTGTCGGCTGCTCTCGATATCCCTTTGTCGGTGTTGCTGACGGACGGCTCTGCTGGTGGACGACAGGGCGCTGAGACTGCTCTGGAAGACCCGACCTTCAAGGCGTTGGAGCTTCGTCGTCAGCTTCATATCGACATGCTTAATGAGGTTGCGCAGGCTCTCGGCATTAAGATCAATGTCGAGTACGGTTCGATCAATAATGACCAGACGCATCGTCGTATTCAGTCTCTGACGCTTGCGTATCAGAATGGCGCGTTGCACCAGGTTGAAATGCGCTCCGGTGTATTGCAGTTGTTGAAGATTGCTGGGTCCTTGCCGTTGGAGGATTTGCCTGAGTTGCCTTCTGAAGATGAGGGTAAGGAAGACTCTACATCGACAAAGAGTGACGACGAGACCAAGGACGGGCGTGCGACAGGTGTCGGCCCCCTGTCGGACGGAACAAATGACAATAGGAATAGGGGGACCGATGCATAAACTGCATGAGTCTTTCTCATCGGAGGCTAGTTCTCTGGGTGATGGGAAGTATCGGATTCGCATTATCGTGCCGGGTCAGGGTTCGAGTGGTATTTACACTGCTGAGAACTTGGCTGAGTCTGCGCCTTTGTTCAAGGCTGGCACTGAGATGTTCATTGACCATCCGACAGAAACTGAGGAGTGGGAGCGGCCAGAGCGTTCTATTCGTGACTATGCTGGTGTCTTCTTGGAGGATGCCACTGTCGGAGAAGATGGCGCACTCTATACGGTGTGCAAAGTCTTTTCAGGTGTGAATGAGCTAATCAAGGATAAGTGGGAGCATATTGGTGTTTCTATTAATGCTTGGTGTGCTGACCCTATTAGTGAGGATGGTATTGTTCCACCTATTGCTGGTGTGCGTTCGGTTGACTTTGTGACTACTCCGGGTGCAGGTGGGGCTATTATCGATCTGCTAGAATCTAATCGAAACGACAATTACGTTAAGGAGGCGGGCATGGACAAGGATATCGAGTCCAAGTTCGATGAGCTGAAGGCTTCTCTTATTGAAGCTCTCAGCTCTAAGCTCGAAGCTGCTGTGGCTACTATTCAGGAGGCCAAGGCAGAAGAGCCTACCGAAGAGGCATCTGTCGATGTTGATTCGGTTCTTGAGGCTGGCCGCAAGATTGCTGAGTCTGGTTTGCCGGAGGCTGCCATCGTGCGTGTTCGTGAGGCCGTGAAGGCTGGTGCGGATGTTGATTCCGCTTTGGAGTCTGAGCGTGCTTATCTGAAGGAGGCTGTGGCGGCTACTGCTACCCCGGTTGACGACAAGCCTGTCAATACCTTTAAGAAGATCGGTTGGTGATCACTGTGGCGGTTATGCCTATTCGAGTCCCTGTCGTCAAGGACAATCAGATTTTTGAGTACTCGGATACTCTTTCTCTACCTGTTGATGCAACGCAGGCTCATCTTGAGCCGGGTGATGTCGTTGTCATTAACAAGGCGAACGGCATTGCGGGCATTCTTCAGTCGAAGGTTCGCCCGACGACTGCTGAGCCTGAGAAGACCCTCGGTGAGGTCTTGATGGCCCCTACCTATGGCCTGAATGGCCCCGGCTACGCCTCTGTGCGTGTCGCTGGTGGTGTGTTCGAGCTGACCGGCAAGGTCACTGCTGATGCCAAGGCTGGTGATCCTGTGTATGTGAAGGCTGCGACGGGTGCTGGCACCAAGCCTGTTGTGACGACCGTCAAGACGGGTGCAGATGTCATTATCGGCTGGCTGAAGGAGCCGGTGTCGTCCGCTTCTGTCGATCAGAAGATGCAGGTTGTCCTTGCACCTGCGAAGACCGCCTGATAGGAGGGCAACTAAAGTGCGTTTCAAGAACCAGGAAGACTTCAATACTCAGTTGGCTGAGGCTCTTGCGGGTGACCGCCTTGCGCAGGCTCGCCTGAAGGAAGCCATTACTTCTGACCAGCTCGCGCCCATGTTCGTGACAGCCGCGAACGTGCGCTTCCAGGAGTACTTCGCATCCTACAACACCTTGTGGGGTAATATTGCCGCCAAGGAGCTGTTGACGGACTTCCGTCCTGCTTCGCTCCTGTCGCTCAAGGGCGACACTACGACGGCCCCCATCGACAACGGGGGCTACAAGCACCCTGTCGGCACGTTGCCTCACGTTCCTGAGCTGACGCCGTACCCCACCATGTCGTACCAGGCAGAGGGTGCGTTCATTACCACCGCTAAGCACGGTGCCCGTATCCAGTTCTCCTTCGAGTCGTTTATTAACGATGAGTGGAACGTGATTGCACGTTTCCCGAAGGATGCTGCGACGTTGGCTGCTCGCACGGAGGACCTGCTGGTTCTGCTTCAGATTTTCGATCCGGTCACGAAGTCTCTTCGTGCGGACGTGTTTAATGACGCCAACAAGACGAAGGCTGACTTCACGACCGTTCCGGACGAGTTCACGGGCGGTACGGGTGCTGGTGGTGTCGGCGGTGTGAAGAACGCGGCTCTGTCGTTCGACGCTATTGTGGCCGCACGCTACCAGGCTCTTGCGACCATCCGTGACGGGCATTCGACGTATGTGCCTGAGGGTTTTGTGCTGGTAACAAACCCCGCTCTGGCTGAGGTTGCCAAGAACTACACCCTGATCAATGAGATTCGCACTCAGGTCGGTAAGCGTACCGAGATCAAGGCGAACCCTCTGAAGGGTCTGGAGGTGCTTTCCTCCGATCTTATCTCGGTTGTCGGTGGCGAGAAGGCATGGGTCCTCTTGCCGAAGGGTGGTCGCGCCAATGGCAAGACTGTCCTGGCCAAGACAGGCATGCTGGGTCGTGAAGCTCCTGAGCTTCGCATCCATAACAAGACCGGCCAGATGCTCGGCGGCGGGGATGTGAACCCGTACGAGGGCAGCTTCGACAACGATGACATTGAGATTCGTATTCGTCAGATTGCCGGTGCGGGCCTGGTCCGCTATGATGGCATTATCGGGTCTACGGGCCTGAACTCCTGACGGATTGATTGAACCCCCTATGGCTTTTGCTGTAGGGGGTTCAGTTATACTTAGATCATGATTGACTACACTTCTCCTATTGGCCAGGTGCGGGTTCTTATTCCTGACTTGCGTAAGTTGGAGGACTTGCGGGACCTTCGCAATGAGCCTCGCTATTTGTTTACGGATGATGAGATTCTTGCTTTCCTTGCTATTAACAATGGGAATGTGAAGCGGGCCGCTGCTGATGCGTGTGATGCTGTTGGCATGGATAAGGCGTTGCAGCTCCTCGTCTTGAAGACTGATGATAAGCAGACGGATGGCGCTAAGCTGCTCGATGCCATCGTGAAGCGTGCGAAGACTTTGCGGGAGCAGGCAAAGGAAGACGATGAGAACAACCTGTCGTTTGATGTCATCATGCCGTCGTACGAGCCTGTTGATTGGGTGGTGAATTTCTAATGGCGCTGTCGATCAAACCTAATATCCATCCGTTGTTTGTGACTCTTGCGCATTATCCTTTGGAATTGTTGGCGAATAGCAAGATCAGTGTGTATCCGACTCCGGATTCTGTCGAGCATGAGTGGGACCCTGAGCATGGATTGCATAATCGGGAGAACATGCCTATCTGGGTTGGGTGGGCGAACGTAACGCCTAACGTTGATTGGCGTGCTCGTAACCGTGAGTGGGCTGGTGAAGTGACGGGCGTGCACGCGTATCGTATTCAGCTTCTTCATATCGACAAGAATGAGGTTGTGGACAGGCGGCTGTGGGGTGATCCTGAGATTCGGATGTCGTTTGGAGAGGGTATGCGTGTGGTGATTAATGAGTCTCCTGCTGACCCTAGGCAGAATGGGTTGAAGTTGGTTGTGCGTAACGCTGTGTTCGACACGTTGCCATGGCAGCCGACGCTGTTGTGTGACTTTGAGACGGGGGATACTAATGGCCAGAACTAAGAAGGTTGTCCGCTTTGATGGGCGTGTCGCTGGCATTAAGGTCACTGTCGAGTCTGACCGGTATGGTGTCGCCGCTCGTGCGAAGAAGAAGATTATTGACGCCGCGTGGAAGCGTGTGGATGAGGCTGCTCAGGCTGCTGCTGTCGCTTCCACTGAGTACGGCCGAGCGTTGATTGATACGGATCCTCGGCGTGTCGATACAGGCTATATGCGCGACACATTCAGTGTCGATGCATCTAAGGGTGGCAAGGTCGTGGAGATCGGCTGGCATAAGTGGGCGCGTGAAAAGCCTTACTACTCATGGCAGGAGAATGGTACTCAGGGTAATAGGGCGACAGGGTACTTGCGTTCTGGTTTGCGTGGCAAGGCGAAGAAGTCTGCGGGTAAGGGTATTACTCCGGCGAAGTACCTGCCTCGTGTGACGAAGGTATTCCGTGAAGAGTTTTATGGGAGGTTGAAGTGAGGGATCGTACGCTTGAGTTCGACACGGCCTGTCTTGGTCTGTTGCGGGGCATCCGGGATGTTGAGGTCTACGAATCTTTTGCTCGTGATGTGAAGAAGCCTTTGCACATTGTGTACCACGGTGGGGCGGAAATTAACCGCTACTTGAATTCATATCTGTCGATGGCAGGGCACACTCAGGATGTGTATGAGCATCCTTTTACTGTGGATGTTTATGCTGAGAATAAGGAAATGCTCAACCAGCTGGTGTCGGTTGTGAAGGAAAAGCTCATTGGTGCTGTGTTGATTGACGGGTCGAATGAGGTGAACATTGCGGCTTCTGTCGGTTCGACGGCGGATCATGATTCGACATTGCGGCCTACTGTTTATCAGCGGCATATGAGTTTCTATGTGAACCTGGATAGGGGGGATTGATATGCGAGTACGGAATATCCACACGGGTATTGTGTGCGAAAAGTCTAAGGACATGCTGTCGGTGTTGCCCGATATGTATGAGCCTGTTGATGATGATACGCCCGTGACACAGCCTAAGTGCTGTGGTGCGGATGATATCATTGATATTGACAATACGACGGATCAGGAGGACTGATTATGCCTAAGATGCTTTCTCCGAATACCACTGTTTGGTGGATTTCGGCTGACAGTGTTACCAACGTGGGTGACCTTTTTAAGGTTGCCACTTACACGGGTGCCTCGGCTAAGGCCGTGGACATTTCGTGTGCCATTGCGGCTGGCATGACGCTGGGTGCGACCGACAGCGACACAGATGACTCGCGTTCGATCTGTGATTCCGGAAACGCGAAGACCCCTACGGTGTCGAACTATGAAGCGTCGCTGACCTTCTTCCGTGAGGCGATTGCACCCGGCCAGAAGGCAGCTGGCAACACGAGCGTCTACGACAAGGCGTTCCAGCTTTTCAAGCGGGGCGTCCTTGATGGGCTGAACGAGGGCTACCTTGCTCAGCGTATCGGCTTCCGACAGGGTACCCCCGTCGAGGCTGGCATGGAGATCAGCGTGTTCAAGGTTGTCGCAGACAACCCGAAGGATGAATTGGGTGACGGTGATAAGCCCATCCAGTTCACAGTTCCATTCCTGCCCCAGGGCTACATGGAACTGAATAAGGCCATCGCGGCCTGATAGAATACCTCCGTACCTCCGAGGTGCGGGGGTATTCTCATATCTGATTGGAGTAGACATCATGCCTTTTGAACTGTCTAAGATCATCTCGTCGATCAAGCCCACTGTGAAGGCCATCGACGTACCCCTGAACACCGAGGATGCTGAAAAGCTAGTGGAGCTGACTGAAGCCGCGAAGACTGCCCTTGTCGCACAGAACACTACAGCTCGTTCTATTACTGATGTGGGTCCTGGTGTGGCATTTCAGGAGGAGCTTGATGAGCTGCGCAAGCAGACGATTACTCTTCGTCTTCGTGCCCTGTCGAATAAGGAGCTTCAAGTGTTGAAGCGCCGCGTGTGGACTGATCCTGTCTTTTCAACGAAGAACAAGAATGCTGATGAGAAGGCAGTTATTGATGTCGAGCGCGAGGATCGACTGATGGAGTATATCATCGCGCACGCCTGTGTCGAAGTCATCGACAACTCGACTGGTGAGTCTCAGAAGGGGCTGTCAGACGAAGAGGCTTCTGAGCTTCGCGGCGCGCTTCCTGAGTTCTTGTGGCAGCAGATTTGCACCACGTGGAATGACGCTCAGACGTTGGGTGTCGTTGTGTCGGAGGCGATCAGTGACCCCACGTTTCGTGGGGACGGAACTGTCGAAGCAGGAGAATCAGTGGATGCTCTTGCTTCTGAAGACCGCGAGGGCTGAAGGTAAGCCACCAACACTGTTTATTGGTGCACATGGTATGTTTGCTCGCACCTTGCCTGTGTGGTTTGGCGACGACAAGGACTACGAGTCGATCCCTCAAACTGAATACACTCCACTTGATCTGGCTTTGTGTGCGGGCTATCAGTATTACCTCGACAGCCTGTGTAACAAATGCGGAACACCTTTGTGGTATGGTCGCAGTGAACATTCATCCATTGAATTTCATGTTGAGCATTCGACGTGCTATTCATGTGCTGAGCTTGAGATGTATCGAGAGAAGCAGAGGGATTCAAGGCCTGGTGAAAACACCTACACAGTGATGGATACTGTCGAGTATTCTGATGGCTCAAAGGAACCAATGCCTTCTCCTTTGGAGGCTTTGGAGTTCGTTAAGTGAGAATTGTCCCTGGTATCATTGAAGTGGTACCAGGGACATTTCTATGTAGAGGATTAAGACATGAGTGACGAGTCGATCAAGATTGACATTGATGTCAATTCTGCGGGGGCTGAAAAGGCTGCGCGGGATATTAGTGCTCTGGAAAAGCAGATCGGCTCTTTGCAGTCTGCTGTTGCTGCATTGAAGGCCCCGTCTGGTCGTGGTGGTTCTGTTCTTGATTCGCTGCAGCTTAATAGTGCCAAGGTCAAGAACATGCGTGAGACGGCGACAGCTTTGAAGTCTGTTGCTGATGGCCTGTCGTCTGTGTCACGTGCCGGGGACGGTATGTCGAAGGTTGACTTGGCAGCGGGTGTTGATCGGACGGTATCAGCGTACCGTCGTTTTGTGCGCGAAATGCAGGCCACCAATAAGCTGACGAATGATCACATTCAAAAGCTGAAGGATACTGCTGCTGCGATGCGTGATGTCGCATCAGCGACTAATGCTATGGCTACTGCTGAGGATAAGGCGAAGCGTGCGCAGGCCGCGTTGAACCAGTCGCAGGCTCGTAAGACCGAGGCTCAGGCTGAGAAGCTTCGTGCGCAGGCAACAGTGAAGCGTGAGGACAACGCTATCCCGCTGCAGCGTCAGAAGGGCCGGGACGAGCGGAACCTAGTGAAAGCAAAAGGCGCCGAGGCTGCTCGTCTTGCCGAGATTCAGGCTGCGACACAGTTGCAGCAGGCTGAGCTGAAGCTTGCTGGTGTGACGGCAAGCGCTGAGGCGAAGCGTGAGGCTGCGGCTGTCGCTGCGTCTGCGCGTATTGCTGCTGCTCGTGAGGCTGAGGCTGGCCGTACGCAGCGTGCTGTGATTAAGGAGCAGGGCGCGGGCGAGCGTCAGATGATGCGTATCAATGCGTCTCAGGCGAAGGCGCAGTTGCGTGCGAATGAACAGGCGATTGAGAATGTGCGTTATGCTGCTCGCGACACGGCGGTGTATTACGGAGCTATCACGGCCGGGCTTGGCACGCTGGTGTCGGCCGCCGCGCAGGCTGGTATCGCGCAGGAGCGTGCGTTTGCTGACGTGAAGCGTACGGCTCAGGGGACGACAGCGGATCTTGCTGCGCTCCATAAGGCGTACACGGACCTTTCGACACAGAAGGTTGTGACCCCATTTGCTGATCTTGCGAAGATCGGCACGCTGGGCGCGCAGATGAACATTCCGACGAAGGATCTGAAGGATTTCACGACTGCTATCGCCGAGTTCTCGACGGTGACGGGGATGGATGTCGAGGCTGCGACGACTGCGTTTGGCCGGTTTGGTCAGATGATTGGTGGCTTGCAGGAGTCGTCTAAGGGTGCAGGGGATGGCTATAAGATCCTTGCGAACCAGGTAGCGGATCTTGGTGCTAAGTCGGTTGCGACGGAGCCTGAGATTGCAAACATGATGGTGTCGATTGCTGCTCAGGGTAAGAGCGCTGGGTTTACTCAGAACCAGATCTTGGCGTTGTCGTCTACGCTGTCGTCGCTCGCTATTCCGAAGGAGTGGGCGCGAGGGTCTTTGCAGCGTATCTTCAATTCGATCAATGCGGCTGCTGCTGAGGGCGGCGACAAGATGCACGCGTATGCTCAGGCCATTGGTGTGACTGATGCTGAGTTCCAGAAGCTCTGGCGTGATGACCCTAATAAGGTCTTCCAGGGCATGTTGCAGAACCTGGCCGGTATTGGGGATAAGGTCCAGAAGGCTCAGGCCATTAAGGATCTGGGCTTTAAGAACGTGCGTGATGTGGAGCTGCTGTCACGTATGTCGAACAACGTCGGCTTGTATGTGGAGCAGTTGAAGGAGGCTGAGAAGGCGTCGAAGAATACGTCGTTTATTGATGATTCGATGTCGATCATTACGGATACGATGTCGGCGAAGTTGCAGCAGTTCCAGAATGCTTTGCAGAACGCGGGCGCGGCTATGAACTCTAGTTTCATGGTGCCGATGAAGGCTATTGTGTCTGTGGCGACAATGGCTGTGAATGCTTTTGCGAAGCTGCCCGCTCCTATCCAGGCGTTCATCGGTGCTTTGACTGCTGTGGGTATTGCTCGCGTGGGTATGGTGGCGACGAAAGCTGCGCTGGTGTCGATGTCGGCGACGTACATGCAGATGGGGTCTCGTGTGATGCAGGCGACAGGGCAGCAAACCTTGTCGTGGGGCGTGGTGTGGCAGGCCGTGAAGCAGGCTCAGGGTGGTGTTGTCGCATACGACAGTGCGCTGGCTTCTAATGTGGGTACTGCTAATGCGGCTGCTGCGGCTAACCAGAGGCTTGCCGCGTCGGATTCTGCTGTTGCTGTCGCTGCAGGTAAGGCGGCTGCTGCGAAGGAGGCCCAGGCTGCAGCGTCGGCTGTTTCGACAGGTGCTCAGGTAGCTGCAGGTGCTGGTCAGGCTGTCGGTGCGTTGTCGAAGTTGTCTGCTGTTGGTTCTGGCCTGATGGCTATGTTTGGTGGGCCGTGGGGTCTGGCTATCACTGGTGCGATTACTGCGGCGTCGGTTGCTGCGACGTACCTTGGTGACTCATTTATGGGGGCGTCGGAGAAGGCTGAGAATCTGAAGGGCGCCGTCGGCGGCTCGTCGGCGATTCTGAAGGCTTTGGCTGAGGATACGAAGGAAGTTGGCTCTGGTGCTCAGACTTCGTTTGCTGAGTTGAACGCTACGATCCAGCAGAACGGCCAGACTCTCACCTCGAATGGTGAGGCACTTGGTTACTACGTGGATAAGTCCGGCCAGGTTGTTCAGACGACACGGGCTCAGGCTGAGGCGTTCGGCTATTCGACGCTGAAGATCGGTGAGCACACGCAGGCGCTGATTTCTGACGCTATTCAGGGTTCTGATTCGTTTAAGAACATGTCGAAGGATGTCAAGCAGGCGCTTGTTGACATGGGCTTCTCTTACGCGCAGTACATTAAGTTGGCAACTACGTCGGAGGCTGAGGGCGGCGGTAAGGCTGCTGCTGACGCGTATGTGGATGGGTATATTGCTCAGCTTGAGACACGCAAGAATGAGCTGATTGCTAAGCTCGATCCTGAGTCTCCCTCCTACGCGACTAAGCGTGCGGATATTGCTTCGCAGTTTGAGGGGCAGATCAGTGCCTTGAACGAGGTGAAGAGCCAGACTGAGGGTGTCGGAGGCGCAATGCGCGATGCCTTGAACGACGCTCAGCTCTTTGGCCAGGAGATGAGCGAGGCGGGCGACAGCTCGGAGGAGGCATCGTTCAAGATCGGCGACGCTAAGAACGAGTTCAAGGACCTTGGTGAGGTTCTTCGTTCTGTCCTTGATGAGATGTTCTCTTCGACGGATGCGGCGGCGGCTCTCGACAGTGCGTTGCAACAGGTGTATGAGTCGATGCAGACCAATGGTACGTCGATGGACCCGAACTCTGCTGAGGGCCAGGCGAACATTGCAGCCATTAGTGATTACTTCCAGGCTATGGGGAACGCTGCTGCTGCTGGCATTGAGGAGATGGGTCTGACTGGTGAGGAGGCGTACCAGTACGCTCAGCAGTCGATCCAGGACACGATTGACTACCTGTCGGCCCAGGGGTTTGACATGAGTGCGTTCGAGGCTCAGCGTGACACGATGGCCGCGATTATTGCCCAGCCGTACCAGTCGGGTGAGGTGGACCATTCAGCCACGGATGCGTCGTTGAATGAGATGGTTGGTAATGCGGCGGATGCTGTGAGCCAGGCTCAGGGGTTCTTGGGCAAGGTTCAGGCCATTTGGCAGTCGATTCAGGGCTACATGTCGCAGATTGGTGGCGCGAAGTCGAAGACGGGCAAGGGTTCATTTACTCTTGGTCAGAAGTCGAAGATTCGCACGCCTACGTTTGCTGTGCGTAATGGTGGGAAGTCGGCGTTTAGCGCTGCGAATTTCCGTGCTAAGCCTCAGCGTTCGTCTGGTGGCGGTGGCGGTTCTCGTTCGCCTCGCTCGTCTGGCGGCGGGGGTGGTCGTGGTTCGTCGCCGTCGTCGCGTGCTCGTAAGGAGACGAAGAGTGCTGCTGAGATCTTTGAGGACTTCCTGTCGAGGTTGAAGTCTGCGCTCGACAAGGCGTTGCAGTCGTGGTGGCGTTCGACGACGGCTCAGGATAACTACCATAAGGGTCTCAACTCGCTTCGTAAGGATGTTGAGAATACGACGAGCAAGATCAAGAATCTTCGTAAGGAGAATGAGAAGCTTGCGTCGGATATGCGTAGGGCTCAGCAGGAGTTGCATGATGCTGAGTTCTTCCATGCTGTCGCTGTGAAGTACGGTGACGAGGAGCGTATGCAGTCTACTCAGACTGATATCGACGAGGCGAAGCAGAAGATCAATGAGGGCCAGTCGAAGATTGCTGACAATGATAAGGAAATCGCGACCCTTCAGGCTGGCCAGTTCGCGTTGAAGGGGTACACGGAAGCGGCTATTGCTAACCGTGAGGCTTTGCGGTCGTTGCAGTCTCAGATGATTGGTCTGATTGAGGTTTATGCTGCTGCTGGCCATTCGACACAGGAGATCGAGGCCTATACGCAGTCGCTGAAGCGTCAGTTTATTGATCAGGTGACTCAGCTTGGCTATAACCAGGGTGAGGTTACTGAGTTGGCTGGCGCGTTCGACAGCTTGACTGGGACGATTGGTCAGGTTCCTCGTGAGGTGAGGGAGCATGTGACGGATAATGGGACTGTCGGTGCGACACAGGGTGCTATTGATGGTATTCATGCTGATCCTGTGACTGTTCCGGTGCAGCCTTCGCAGTCTACGATTACTGTTCGGATGAGGGTTATTCCTGATTTGAGTATGAATTTGACTGGTAAGCGCCATTGGGGCAAGCCCGGTCCTTGGGCTGATGGTTACCAGTTCTTTGATGGTGGTTTGATTCCATCTAGGGGGTTTGCTAGTGGTGGCTTGGTGCCTGGCCGTCCTCCGGCTAATCCGGGTGTCGATAACCTTTTGGCGACGAATGGTAATGGTCTGTTTAGTGTGCGCAGTGGTGAGTATGTCATTTCTCAGCCCGCCGTCGATTTCTATGGTAAGGGCTTCATGAATGCATTGAATACGATGCAGGTGCCTATGTTGTCTGGTGGTGGTTATTCTGCTGGTGCTGGTGATGGGCTTGTTACAATTAATCCGACGCAGTTTAATGAGCTTGTCCGTGCTGTTTCGACGACAGTCATGTTGAATGGGCGGGCTATTAGTAAGAACGTTGACAGCAACAATGTGAGGAGTGGTAACCGTGGCGTCTACTAGGGGTTGTTCGACTCGTGAGGTTTATTTCGCGGTTGGGAATTTTATGTCGTGGTTTCCGGCTCCGGATGAGTCCCCTACAGCGGATAGTGTGCAGTTCAGCAGTGATTCGACAACGTTGCTGAATGGCTTTGCGTCGATTAATGGTTCGGTGTATGGGCATCGGAAGTATGAGCTGAATTGGTCGTACTTGAATCGTGATCAGGCTGAGTTGTTCCGTCGTTTGTTTTTGAATCGTGGGAACGAGTGGGTGTCGTATGCTGATCCGTTCTCGTTTAATAACATGTTGTCGCCGTTGATGGGCTTGCCTTACTTGCATGTTCATGCTGGTACTCCTTTCGCGTATAACGATTGGGGAAAGCAGGCTTTGTTTATTTCTGAGGTTATTGATGAGAAGTCTCAGCATCCTACGGTTGTGTATAAGCCTGATTCTTTTGCGGTGATGAATCAGTTGGATCCTGTGTATAAGAAGTTGAATGCTCGTCAGGATTCTTTGGCGTTGAGCAAGATCGGGACATATACGGAGCGTGTCGTTGTTCCTGAGGGGTATTATGGGACGTTTTTTGCGTCAGGCTATGAGGATGGTAAGCAGCCGTTTAAGTGGGCGTTGCAGCGTGTCGATGGTGGGACTCCGGGTGTTGTTGTTACGAAGTTGAAGAATCAGGTTTTTAGCTTTGGTGAGGGCTTGTGGGAGATTACGATGCGACCTGGCCAGGATGGCCAGTTGTCGTGGTGTGGTCTTCGTATTACGCCGTATGATCCTGATCAGGTTGTGGCTGGTGTGTCTGAGTACGAGTTTTCGTATCCGGCTGGTGGTGGGAATATGAAGGTTGTTCCTGGGTCTGCGCGTCTTGTGACGGTTAATAATGCTCGTGGTCATTTTTCTGCTTCGGTTTCTTTGGAGGAGTGCTACTCATGGTGATGCGAGTCTTTGGGATTCCTGCTGGCCAGCTCACGAACTGGTCTGTGCAGGAGGATGGTGTGTCGCTGGATCGTGATCAGTCTTCTGGCGGCTTTTCTGAGTACTCACTGGAGGGTGTTGGAGGTATTGAGCCTGCTCTTGTTGTGAACAAGAATATAGTGCTGAGTGATCTGCGGTTTGGTCGTACGCACGCGGTGGCGCGTGCGCTTTCGACAGGGCCTTGGTCGTGGTCTGTTACGTTGAATGATCCTTTTTATCTTCTGGATATTGAGACGACGATTGAGCCTATGGTCTATACGGAGCTAAAGACCATCATTGCGAAGTTCTTTAGGGCCGCTGGTGTCGTTGATGTGCCGAAGATTTATGTGCAGAACTTTCACCCTAGTAGCACTGTTGTGGGTTTCTTTACTATTGAAGGTGTGTCTTATGATCACATTTATGATTTCCCTGGTGGTAAGGGTAATTTGTGGGCTTTGTTGAAGGCGTGGCTGTCGGCCAATGATCTTCAAATCACGTGGGTGTACGACACGGTTGTGGTGTTTAAGAATCATACTGTGTTGACTCGTCTTCAGGGCTATACGTCAGACTATAAGATTACGTATGAGCAGTCTGAGCCTGTGTCGAGTATTGAGTGCACGTATCGTGAGTCTCTTGTTGAGAAACTGTTTAATGGTGGTAATTCTGAGGCGGCTTATTGGGTTGATGGGAAGCCTGTTTTTAGTGCTTATTTGAAGAATATGCCTGCGCCTACTGTTGTGGTGTATCCGTACTATGATCCTGATAAGCATTTTGTGGAGGCTTTGAAGGATCTTGAGGTGCTTTCTGTCGATGCTGGTGAGACGAAGGAATTTGTTCTTGAGGTTCCTGTTCATGTGAAGAGTATTACTTCGCAGCCTGTTTGTGTGATGCCGGCTGATTATCCTAGTGGTGCTCGTTCGGTTTATTTCGCTAAGTCGGGTGCGGCGGGTAATCCTAAGGAGTTTGGTAAGAGTTATTACGTTGTTGTCGGTAAGGATAATAAGCCGATTACTCCTGCGCAGTGGAATGCTGAAGGTGGCAGTGTCTTCGTTGAGGTGGGTGATGAGCCGAATCAGTTGAAGGTTACTGTGACGGGCATGTTGAATAAGCGTCTTGCACCGTATCGTTTGGCTGAGTCTGATGGCCAGAATGATTACTCGTTCTTGCGTATTTGTGGTGAGGGTTATCCCTATGTTGAGAAGACTGTGACGTTTTATACGGGGTATCCTCGTCGGACTGAGCCGTTGAAGATTAGTAGTCCGTATATCGACACGGTGGATAAGGCATATGCGGCGTGTGTGTATGCTGCTCAGTCTGCTTTGGGGACGAAGACGAGTCTTGAGTGGTCTGGTATGACGCCATTGAATGAGGCGTATACGGATGTTGTGTATGACTTTGAGCGTGAGCTTGTGACGGCCGCTGATGTGACTGCTTTTACTGACTCGCCGTTGCCTGAGAAGGCCAGGGAGAAGTGGCCTGAGGGGACGACGATGAAGAAGATCATGGATGATTTGTTGGCGTTTACTGCTAATAAGCCTGTGACTGATAAGCCTCAGGTGTTTGGTCGCATGGCGGGGACTTGTGCGTTGTTCGACAGGTACATGTGGCAGATTAATAGTGTTGAGTACAGTGAGTCAGGTGCGACTGTGACTGCTGAGCCATATACGATGGTGCGTGATTTGGCGGATTTGTTTGATATGCCTCGGGTGAGTGATCTTCCGACACCACCGGGGATCACTCTCGGCCAACTGTCGTTGCGTGGTTTTGAGCATAAGGCCTAGGCGCAAAGAAAGAGGGGGCGACACCAGCCACGGTGTCGCCCTCTTGTGTTATTGGCTCAGGATGTCGGCGAAGTAGGTTTGTCCTGCTGGTGTGACGAGGAGTTGTGGCCTGATCTTACCGGCTGTGTCGATGCGTTCAGTGAGGATGAGGATTCCTCGGTTGACCGCGTCTTGCATGGGGGTGATTTTGCCCTGGCCGTTGCGGAATGCGAAGTTGTTGTCGAGGAGCCAGCGGCAGAACTTGTTGGGTCCCATGTCCTTGTGGGTCTTCGACAGGATCTTGCCGAAGGCGCTGGGGGTGAGGTCTCCTTCTGCTGTTTCGATGGCCTTGCCGAGGGCTGCGACAGGGCGCTGGGCTTCGACTTCTGCTTCTGCTTTGGCGCGTGCTGCTTCGGCTTGGGCGGCGCGTGCTCGTTCCTCCTTGAGGTCCATTGCTAGCTGAATGATAAAGTCGGGGTCTCGAAGTGCTTCCCTGGTGGCTTCGGGGGTGAGGTAGCCTCCTCGCTTGCGGATTGAGGGGAGGACTTCACTGGTGACCCAGCGTCGGAATGCTTTGGCTTCTGGCTTGTCGCTGCGGATGATGACCTCGTAGAGTCCTGGCTCGTTGACGGTCCATGTCTGCTGTACTTTTCCCCTTCGATCAGGGAGGGGGTATGTCTGACATAGGTCGTCGGATAGGCGTGAGCGCAGCTGTGTCACGTTCGTGATGTCTAGGACTGCTGCTAGGTCTGTGAGGACGAAGAGTGGTTCGCCTATTTCGTCTGTCATGACGCGGATGTCGTTTCCGAGGTGGTTGAAGATGGTGATGTCATTCATCGGTTGTTCTCCTTCATGGACTTATAGGTGTGGCCTCTTCCGGGGCGGTTGTCGAGCCAGTGTTCGATGGTGTCGATTGACCATGCGGGGCGTCTGCCACCTCGCATGATGTAGTAGATATCGGGTTTGGGCAAAATGTCTTTTGCGTAGTAGCTCTGAATTGTGCTGTTTTTGAGGCCGACGTATTCGGCGAAGCCAGTGACGCCTAGGTATCTTGGGATCATGGTGGTGTTCCTTTCTGTTGGTTTGTTCTAACACAAGTAAGAATACACACCTATCGCGTATCATGCAATGTGACGTTCATCATACTGGTATACTAATGTCATGAAACACAACCTGCCCACCCCATCACAAGCATGGGGCAACGACATCAACAAACGCCTCGCATCGGTAGAAAACGACCTCATGCTGATCCGCTCGACAGCAAACAACGCAGCACAAAGCATCACATCACTGGTGTCAGACCGCGCCACCAATGGCGTTGCCAAACCATTCTACGACGAGGTAAGCATCAGCTCACCCGGCCGAGGACGCGGCGTCGGCGTCAACGAGGATATTTGGTATCGCAGCATCCCCTGGGCAGACTCAGGCCTGTTCATGCAGCTAGCTATCTCCGGATACCTGAGAATCCCCCTGAGCCTCAAGCTCTACAGCGGCTACAAGTACCCCGTCAACGTCTCTGTCGGCGTGCGCGGCGCCCGCTCTCAAGACACCCGCTACCTGCGGTGCTTCCTGTCATATGAGCCGACAGGTGACGAAGGACTAGCCATGATGGTAGCCCACATCAACTACAACACCGTCATTGATTACGAGCATTACAAGGATGGTATTGTAGTTGTGAACGCGAGTAATTCCAGTGTCCATCCAGAATGGGTATACAACTGGGATTCGACAGCACTACTATCCCTGCAAATCGCAGGAGTGAGGTACTAACATGCCAGTCAACCCTCAAGGTATTTGGACCTATTCCGATTCGGACATTGTCCAATCATGGCCTGCATTCATGAATCTCGGCTTCAACACAGTGTCGGACGTCATTAAGGGCCTCCAGCAGAACCGTGTTCTCATCGCCAAGAACAATAACGACCAGCGCGACAAGCTAACAGCCATCAACAAGGCCACCACCGGCGCATATGATGTGCTCGTGTACCGCTCAGACGTCAATGAAATGTACCTTGCGACGAACACCGGCGTGAAGAAGATTTGGGGTGGTGCTCCCGAGATTAAGTACGTCAACGACAACGAGGCTTTCTCGAAGTGGTACCGCTACACGCAGCATGGCGCGTCCGCAGTCATCAGCCGCAATGTGTCGATCCCTAGCCAAGGCCTGTGGCTGTTCTCCAACTGCATCACGCTGGACAACAACGACAGCTCCAAGGACACGAACGTTGACGTCTTCCAAGCCATCGGCGATGGCATCTTCTACAACGTTGGCACGACGAACACATACAACCACTCCGAAGGGGTCATGTCGTTCCGTATGGCGACAATGGCTTACTATGCAGCAGGTCCTCGTAGCGTTCCTGTGCAGGTGAAGATCTCATGTTCGCCTGTTAACAACATCGGTTGGGGCGGCCTGTGCATTGGGGCGTCGAAGATCGGATGAGTATGCTATACTAGGCAACGACAGTTATTCATCATTGTCTGTGTGGATGCTGTGGGTGTTTGGGTACGAGAAAACCCCCTGACTAGTTCTCCTTTCCTAGTCAGGGGGTTTTCTTTATCTAGGCCAGCCGGCCTCGAGTGTCCACTTGTGTCGAAGTTCGTGCACGAGGTAGTACACGAGGTGTCGGAACGCGTCACGGACATCGTTTGCGTCCTTGTAGTTCACGTCCTTGCCGGTGAGCCACCAACCCAGGTTTTTCAACACTGAGTCTTTGACTAGCCCCTTAGCCTGTGCCGGGGTCTGGTAGTGGATATCATCGACAAGCCAGTCAAGTACCGCATTCACCTTCACGGGAGTGAGGTCAGCACTAAACTTGTTGCCGGGCCGCAGGTCGAACTGCTCGCACACAACGACAGCATCGGGGTACTGGTCGAGGTACCCCTTGATGAGTTCCACTGTCTGCGTGTGTGTCGAACAGATGAACTGATCGAAGTGCAGGATCTCTACCTCCGCTTCGACACGGGCAACGACAATCCCTGTGTTGACACCTGGATCAATCGCGATGACGGTTTTCATTTTTCTCCTCCCAATTATCGTTCAGAATTTCATACTTCGTCTCACACAGTCTGTTTCTGTCAGCCGGTGTCGTTCCACCGAAGACCCCCGACCGGTAACGTTTGCCATCGACAGGTACGTCTTCGAGTGCAAGACAGTCTTGAAGACACAGTTCTTTGATGGGGCACTGTGAGCAGCAGACCTTTAAGACCTGATAGTAGAACCCTGAGTCGAAGAAAAGCTCGACAGGTACTCCGACACAAGGCGCTTGCTCGTAGGCGTGGATGTCGATCATACTTCCTCCCAATTGTTGCCGACCTCTGCTTCTGCCACGAAGGGCACGCGGTTGAAGACGAGTGTTGCTGCTTTAGACATCTCACGCTCCATCATGCGTGAGCATTCTTCGACAGTTTCTTCAGGGCATTCGACATAGGTTGCGTCGTGGACAAGCCCAATCAGCTTGGCACCGTATTGCCCTACCTGTTCATTGATCTTGATTGCCGCGTTCAAACAGATGTCGTTTGCAGTGGACTGTGGAACAAAGGCCAGTGCTTCGTTCTGTGTTGAGGCGTAGTTGGTGTCCGACACAAACAAAGGGTTGAACGTGAGTCCAAACTTGGTTTCTCGCTCGTGGTTCTCTTCCTTACGTCCGACACTATGACGTACCTTCTTCTGCCAGTCTCGAAGTCCCGCGTAAGAACCCATGTACTGATCGTAGACGTACTGTGCGCTGTCGATAGGCATTTCTAGTGCGGTCGCAATGGCAGGAACACCACGACCATAGTTACTCCCATAGACAATACTTTTAACCAGTGCGCGTCGGTTCTTTGCAGTCTTTGGCTGTTCGTGCTTGAAAGCCTCATACGCTTCTATTGTCGGAAACTCTTCAGGCCAGATTTTCGTCATCAAGTCATCGAAGAAGTCAGGAGCACCCGGCTGGAAGGCGGCAATCATGGCCTTGTCGTCTGCAAGCTCAGCGACAGTACGTAGCTCGGCCTGCGAGTAGTCACAGGAGATGATCTTGCACCCTGGCTCAGCGACAAGTGCACGCTTGATGCCGCTGTCGCGACCCATCGTCTGAATCGCCGGACCTTTAGCCGACAGGCGACCAGTCTTAGCACCGTGGGGCAGGTAGTACGGGTGGATACGTCCATCCTCACCGACCTTACACCGCACGTTAGCAATGAAGCTCCCAATCACCTTAGCGGCGTAGCGGTACTCAAGCAGAGCGTCGATAAACTCGACCTCCTTACCTTCGCGTAGTAGCTTCTTCAGGTGATCTGAGTCGAACGACGGGGACGATACACCTTTAGAAGTGAAGTAGTCATTGATCTGCTTAGGTGACTGAGGGTTGAAGTCCTCGCCTGCCAGCGAGCGCAACACAACCAGCGCCTTGTCGCACTGTTCTTGGTACTTCTTTTCAAGCTCGTCAAGAGCATCAAGCGACACAGCCACACCATTCATCTGCACGTCGTTGAGAACCTTGGTGACCTGCATACGATAGCAGTAATAGTTGTATTTTCCACTGTTCTTCAGGAGCGGCAGGAAGTACTCGTACAGCTTGTAGGTGTATACCGTGTCGAAAATGTTGTACTTGTAGAGCTTTTCACGAGGAATGTTCTCGAAGTGTGCCCCGCCCTTCAGGTAGGACTTAGCGTCAGAGTCCCAGTCAGCGGCACGCAACCAGCGACGAGCAAGAGACTTCAGGCCATGCTCACCTGCTAGGTTGTCGAGCACGTAGTGCATGAGCAGCGTGTCCTCATGGTGATACACATTGATGCCAAGCCGCTTCGACAGGTATGGCATGTCGAACGTACCATTATGGCAGACGACAATGCAGTCCCGGCACAGGCGCTCAATCAGCTCAGCAGACTCGGGAGTCTCAGCAAGCTCCTCGGGGATCACCACACCGAACTTTCCATTCCACAAGGCAATCGATAGGATGCGACCAGCCGCGAATGTGTCGCTGTCGATGTCACCAGCGGACTCGATGTCGAGAGCAATGACACTCCCCTTCTTAAATGAGATGCCTTGGCCCTCCCAGATCACCCAGTCCTTACCAAGTTCCAGGCCAGGATCAATAGGGCCAAGGTAGCCGTACTGAAGCGCCTGAGCAAGGAACAGGACGGATTGCGGATTGGTGATGATCTGCTTAGGCGAGAGCGTCTTGTACGCTCCGCCCTTATAGCCCTTCACAGTGCCGAGTGTGATCCTGATGTCTTCGGCCTGTGGGTCATCAACGACTTCGATAGGTGTGCCAGCAGGAAGGCCTGAGACAGCCCTAGCCCTCTTCAGCAGAACTGTGACAAGCACAGGCAGCTTATCTACGCTGTTAACCAGAATCCTCATACCTGGCCTCCTATGTATTTAATGAAACGATCACTATTCTTTTTCCCTTGAATAACTTCCTGGACGACACCACGCGCCTGAGCATACGTGATGATTTCTTTCAGCTCCTTCATTCCGTTGATTTCAGACTGGAACTTCAGAAGAATCTTCGGGATCGGCACGAGACCATTCTCCGAACGAGCAATGAAGCTGATGAACTTATCCACCTTGTTGCTGAAGTTGGAGTTCTTGACGTGGTGAATAAACACCTCGTTCGACGCCATCCAGATAGGAGCTAAGGCAATAGCCTTGAGCATGTGTCGCATCGTGACAACGACACCACCATGAGTGTTAGGGCCGTTGTACATGGCGAGCAGGGCAGCGATGCGAAGGACAGAGAATGTCATACGCTCGGTGCCAGGGAACAGCTCACGGCTACTCAAGTCGTGCTGAGCAGCCATCACCTTGGCTTCCTCGGAGAATTCAATCCAACGCTCAAACACGCCCGGCTCGAATTCGACAGGGATGCGAACTTCCTCATGTGCTAGGGACCTGGACTGGCGTGCGCTGAAGTGTGTGTCGAACTTAGTCGTTGCCTTGATGAGGTTCGACAACATGAAGTCACGCTGCTTGTCGGCAATCTTACCTGTCGAAGGATTAACAGCAACCAGCTTCACGTCCTGGGAAGACGTGATGTAGTGGTCCCGTTCATCGACAACAACAAGGCAGCGCGGCGTAAAGCCAGACTCAACTCGTTCTTTCGTCAGGTGCTTCGCAGACTGATCAAGAATACCCGTCCCGTAGAACGTCATGTAGTACGGCGTTGCTGTCTGGTAGGCGACCTTGCCGCCCTTGTCCTTACGTGCGACAGCGGGGATATATCCATCGTAGCTCTTGGTAAGGAAGGGCATCATAGAGGCCGTATAGCTGCTCTTCTGTGCCGCATGCGCGAAGAAATCTTGCACCTCGTCGATTGCGTACAGGCCAGACTCCTTCGGCTTGGTGCGAAGGTATGCCGACAGTGCCTCGCCTGTCGAATCCTCCGGTGCAATGTAGGAGTCTGTTCCCTTACCAACACCTATAGCAACGTCCCGCATGATGCCTTCTGCGAGGCGCAGTGATGTTGACTTGCGGGACTGGGTGGTGCGTCCCAATACCAGGAAGTACAGGTTCAATGGCATTCGCTGGACGTTGATGGGCAGGAAAGCATACTTTGCGAACACTGAGGAGAGGATAGCGAGAGCACCCGCGTAGTGGAATTGCTTGGGTGCCATTGCTGACTTCGTTGCAGCCCACACGGCGAACTGATCGACGAAGAGACCCATCGGTTCCTCTTCATCTTCATGTAGGAAATTAACATTCTGAAGGGTTAGCTCTCGTGCTTCACTTAGAAGATACGATGAGCCGACCTTGGTAGTAGCTTCCAGTTCCTTCTCAGATGGCCCATTATGCTGAGCCTCCCAGCGGGCACGGTCCCGATTGATTTGCTTCCACAGGTAGCCGTCGCCGCGCCCGTCCATAGCGAATTTGTTGAATTCTGTCCCACGCACGACGGCGAAGGCTTCGACAATCGAGCAGCCTTCCTCCCAGAGCGCACATTCGAGGTGGTACATTTTCGAGGAGCGGTCTTCCTCGTCGATGAACATGTCATCTGTGGCCAGGTCTGTAATGTACGAGCGGTTGACCATGCCGAGGACTTCGTACATGGTGGGGATGTCAGTGGGGAAATCCTCTTCCTCGATGCCCATTCGTTCGACAGGGGGATACTCGGCTGCAAACTCAGCAGCAGTGATCGGCTCATTATTGACCGTGATGGTAATTTCCCACGGGTCCACTCGCTTGCAGTTGTGCGTGAACGGGACCCTGAGCTTCTTCGACAGGGGCCAGCCGCGATCCATGCCGTCGTTGCGGTGATCCTCATAGAGTGCTCGCGAGAGGGCTTCCAGCATGTCGTTCGACAGGTCATTGGCATCGTCGAGTAGCCAGTATCCTTGCCAGTGCTTTTCACTGGTCTGAACCAGGATGGAAGGCTGGATCCTCAGCTTGTCGATAGGGCAGTCATCCCCATCCGACCACACGCACGCAGCGCGGATGACATTATCCTTGGCCGCGTGGCGTGTGTTCGACAGGGCCGGGGGCTTCGTGTACAGGAAAGGCGAGTAGTACACATCAAGGTCAGCATGTGCCTTGGTGTAAGCCACCATCTTGTCGAGTTGTGCTGGCAGGTTGAACCAGCGGAAGTTTGTGAGGCCACCCATCGGACCCTTGAGAATAATTGGCGTCCAGCCTTCGCCGTCTGGGAAGACTGCCCGGAAGAACTCTGTGAGGTTCATGCCTCTCCTTTCGTATCTACCTATTGTAAGACGGGGCTACACCTCTTGTCGAAGTGCAGCCCCGCCTAGTTAGTTGACGGTCAGAGTTCGATCTTGGAAGCCTTAGACTTCTTCGGCTTCACATCGTCCCATTCAACCTTCTTGATATTGTTGCGCTTGCGGGTCTCACCGTTGTACTCAGACTCTTCGACATCAACGGTGATGGTCGCCGTCTTGCCAACGATGTCGAGAGCAACCTGGTAGTAGTAGTCGGTGGTGCGTTCCGTGCGCTCGGTAGGCCAGGGATTACCCGACGCAGTGCAGAACTTGGGGAGGTCCCAGTGCAGGCCATTCTTAGTAACCATGACCAGCCAGTAACGAAGCATGCGCACAGTGGGGTTACCCCTGTCGTCGGTGATAGGAACTGTGAAGTCAACCGTGTACATGGGGTTGCCCTTCTTGGATTCCCCCAGCTCACAGGCATCAACGGTCACCTTGTACTGCCCCTTGGGCAGAGGCTCGAAAGACATGGACTCGGCAACGTCCAAGCTCATCAGTGCATCGAAATCAATCATTGTTGTTCTCCTTCTTGTTGATGTAGTTGTTGATGGTCTCAGGCAGCCACCCGTAGGTGACTAGCTTGTTGTGTCGAATGATAGCATCCGGCTGTGGAAAACCTTTGGAGCTTTCTCGTATGCGGTACAGGATCGTTGTACGGTTGATACCTGTTCTTTCAATCACGTCAGTGATCGACAGGTACTCAGTCGCCATCCTTCACCTTTACTCCTCGGGTTTCGCAATGTTCATGGACCCAACCCATGATCTTCCCCATTGTGGTGTTTCCAGACATGGATGGCATCGGATCGAATCGTGTCTTTGCCAGCACTTCAGACGAAGACCGGACAGTCAGAACTGTAACCAGCTCTTCATTGTTGTCATCCCCAATATCCTCCCACGTCATACGACCGATGATGTCGAAGATGCCGGGCAGCTTTTTGAGGCTTTGCTTGCCCTCAAACGACGGGCCGATCAGTGACAGGCGGGAGATGTCATTCACTTCACGTGCTTCATGCGTGATGCAAATGATGTTCAGTCCGAGGTCAAAGCTGATCTTGTTGACAAGATCAATAATCTTCTCGTACGTAGCATCCCACATGGCAAAACTGTCTTTGGGATTTATGCTCTTAAAGTGGAACTTGATGAGTTCCTGCAAGCGGTCAATGGTGTCGATGACAATAGTCTTGAACTCCATGTCCTGGGTCTTGCTGATCTTAACCAGCAGTTCCGCGAATTGCTGGTAGGAGGCGGGCTGGACAACGAGCATATTGTCCAAGTCGCCGTACTTAGCAGCGGGGGCAGTGCCACGTTCAAGGTCGATATATAGGACCGGACCTAACTCTTCAACCTTAGAGGCAGAGACTGCGAGTGAGGTCTTTCCCGTTCCGGACATACCATAGATCAACATCTTGATCTTAGGGGTGGTGACACGAGGGTCAGACACTTCGATGTTAAGGTTCTTGAGGAAGCTATCAAACTTTCCCATGTTTCTCCCTTCTGTCAGCGCTTAAAAGCACAGTAGTAACAGCCAGGATGGCTGTCGAGTTCTCCAATATGGTCCCGATTTTCATCGGCCCACTGGAAGATTTGGTTGGCTCGTTCCAGGACGTTGAGTGCAGCTTGTCTGTTGTACTTGAAGCACAACTCATGGCTGGCTTGTAGGACACTCTCGATGGTGCAATCCCTCGGGAAGAGAATGAGCGAGCAGTAGTTCACCTCGTGCCCACTGTTCTCCATACCCAGCCCGTACAACATCATTTGATAAAAGTACTTTTTGAGTTGCAGTTCTGTTCGTGAGTCAGAGTAGAACTCTGGCTCTTGCTGCTCGTTGAAAAAGGTTGCTGACGAGAAGGCTTTGATCTTCCTTTTCGACAGAACCTTGTAGTCAACGACATGCCCTGTCGTTGTGTCGAAGCCATCACAGGTACCAGAGATGTCTCCGTACCCATCGATGGTGCCGACAGTTACCTTAGTCTCCTTGAGGTAACCCTTGAGGCTAACGACATTCTCTAGGTAGAGGTGGAAGGCCGTGCCAATCATCGGCGCGAGGGGGTGGTTGTTCTCATCCTCGTGGATGCCAAGTAGCTTCTCTGCAAGACAGCGCTCGCAAAGGTCTCCCAACTCAGACGGCCCTACCTTACGTTGCCTGTCACGCGACGAGGGCTTCGACAGTTCCAGGATAAGAGAATCATAGATGTCACTCATGAGAAGTCCATTCCTTGAGCTGCTCTTCCTTCATGACGTACAGGTTCCATGCAAATTGATGCAGGTCATCTAGAGGCGACTCAATGAATACCAGAAAGTCCCCTTCCTCAAAGATCTTCCACAACTCCCGGGTCCCAAACAACGGGACACACGAAGTGTGGCGCACGATCTGATCCGAGCCAGTCTTAACCTCCCATCTTGTCTTGCGAATTTTGTCCTGTTCGACAGAGGTAAACATGAATCTAGGTGGAACCTGGATAACCAGCTTATTCTTCGACACGATGAATTCCCTTCGACAGGCCCACGAGGAGTTCTGTTGCCTCGCTAGAGTTGTTGTAGTCACCGAGGTACACAACCTCGACAATCTCAGGGCATGCTGAGATGAGGTGCGCGCATCCTCGGCAAGGATAGTGAGTCACGTATAAAGTGTATTCACTCCCATGTTCTGCCATCTTCCGGATGGCACCCCGTTCCGCGTGAATAGTGTTGACACAGTGGCCGTCCACCATTCTGTGCCCGCCTGTGTCGCACGGCTCAAGGCCAGGTGGCGTCTCGTTGAATGCTCTCGACACCACCTGACCGCTCGCACGGTCAACGATCACACACCCGACATGTGCACGGTCGCAGCGGGACTTTTTAGCCTCGTCCCGTGCCGCTTGAATGTACTCTCTCACTTGGAAAGAATCCCCTTATGCTCCGGTGACATAGTAGCTGCCCATCCGAGAACCTTGTATCCGAAGTCGGTTACTCCCGAGCGGGGGTCAATGATCTTTGGGACTCGTGACCACTTGTAATCAAGGAATGCGAGAGTGTTTCCACTCATATAACGCATGAGCCTTGCGAGTGCAGAAGTCTTCAGAACGACCATGTTGCCGTCCTCATCTTCCTTAAGTGCAAGCAGACTCATCCCACTCAGCCGTGCCGTGTAGGGACAAATGTTCTCAGGGAAGTCATCCCTGTAGAAACCTACCTCGTTTCGCCCATGGTCCACCCACATGAGCGACAGGTCGAGAGGCTTCGTGGCGTCGAGGTCAATGTTCTTCGACACCAGCTCGCGTGCGTTACACTTCAGGTCAGTCAGTGTTGGCACAGTGAAAACCTGGTTACTGAAAGGATCAACGACAGTCATCTCGTTGTCACCTGTCCACCACTGTGCACACACTGTGCCAGATGTGTTGATCAGACGAAGCTCTCCACTTGCTAGGAAAGCTGTCCCAAGTTTTGTCCCGCTTGGTGTGGTGACAATGCCATCTTCGACAGGAAGATATCTCCGCTTGATGTAGTCAGACGGCAAATCCTCCCAACCGTAGCCAAGGATGGGGCTATAGATTTCCTTGATGCTTACTCCCACGTCTCCCCCTTTTCGTAATAGTGAACTTCAACCACTGGAATGTATTGCCTTGTTGCATAACCGAAGTTACGGTGATAATAGTACTTTGCCGTATCAAAGTTAATCGTCAGTGTTCGATCTGTGTACGTCTGTAGCTTACCTTTTGTATCCTCGTAACCAATGATGCCTTGTTCATCGTGAAAAGACACGGGACTACTTTTGTCAATATTATCAACAGCAACGTACGTGTTCCAGTGGGTTTCGATAACATGAATGCAGACGGCACACCCGTCTGTGAACTGGAACCAAGCGTCCAGGTTGTCATCCATCCAGGACTTTTCCACGCTCTTCTCCAGAAGGTTAGCAACCGTCTTGTGGTTTACTTCAACGATTTGCATCAGTTTTCTCCCTTCATCATAAAGTGGGTGAGTGCCCTAACGAGGGCGAACAGAACCATGATCATAAGGAAGATTGCTGCCAGCCCTGCAAGGTAGATGGCACAAGCAATCACGATGTACATGTTCCACGACGGGAACCAGAGGCCCGTCACGGTAAGAGCAATACAGAACATGATAGGAATGAACGAGCAGCGCTTGCGTTCATTCCAACTGCACTTTAGATTGTTAGTGCAATCGCGGTAGTAGTCATGCATAGTAGTTTCCTTTCGGTTGTTGTTGTTTCTTTCCTAGATTAGGCCGCTGGCCTTCAGTCTGTCAAACCGTTCCTGCAAGCGACCTAGTACACGGTCGTCCACCGTGTCGATAGCTTGAATCAGGAAGCGGTTGACAGCCGTCTTTTGCCCCTGTCGATTAAGGCGTCCCGTCGCCTGTTCGTTAATGACCAAGCTGTTCGACTGGCTCAGCCAAATTTCCGTATGACACACGTCTTGGAGTCCATCGACACCCTCACTCATGGCCTCATGCTGAGCGACAATGACACGGACTGTCCCGTCAATCATGGCGTGGAAGTCACCACGGGACTTGCCAGACACCTCAATGCATGAGATACCGGCTTTGCGCAAACGGTGCAACACTGCCTTGATGAACTTCTGGGAGTGTACCCACACAACGACAGGATCACCCTCGGGAAGATCAGCAATGATGTCCATCATTGCGTCTAGCTTTGAGGACTTGCAGTCTTCCTTGTAATCGACAGCCCCGTCCTCGTTGAATGATGGGACTCCTAGTGTCATCTGTCGAAGCCGTAGGTCTAGTTCCATTGGAATAGACAAGGCCAGTGGCTTGTCATTCAAGTACGTGAGTGCATCTTTTTCCAGGTCGTTGTACAGCTTGCGTTGCGTGCGGGATAGTTCCACTTCGACACGGTGAACAATCACGCCGGGTAGCTCCGGATTAGCCTCGGCTTGGCTGACTTCGTGGTACGAGGGCGCGCCGCGTCGGACCATGCCAGGATGCTTCTCGCTTGTGTAGGTCTTCCCGAAAGAGCTAAAGGCATTGAACTCTTCCGTGAAAAACTTGGCACAGAAGCCCCAGTAGCCGCCATAGTGGTTAGGCCATAGGAACTTGAGGGCCGCCCAGATGTTGCAGGGCTTATTCCCTGCTGGTGTCGCACTCAAGGCGAGCCGGTATTTGGTTCGAATGTTTCGTGCGACAGCGAAGTTCAGGGAAGAATGGTTGCACGCGCGGTGCCATTCGTCGGCAATGAGCATGCCGAACTCGACACCGTAGAATGGCTTGCTCATGGCTTTGTAGACCATATTCTTAGCCTTGCCGTCCCAGCGCTTTTCCTTATTGCGTGAGCGCATTAGCTCCCAGGTAATAAAGTAGACACCGGGTTTGCGAGCTTCCAGGTTGTCCCATACTTGCAGGGCTGTCTTGGTTTTCTTCCCCGACAGGGTGATCATGTCGAGGCCCGCAAGCATCTTCCAATGCTTGCGCCATCCTGGTTCAGTGCGGACAGGGGCAACCACGAGGATAAGCTGTTCATTAATCTTATCCCCGAATGCATTCATAGCATTCCACACCGACACAGCGGTTTTGCCTGTTCCGAGGCCGGCTCCTACCAGTCCCGTGAAAGGCGTCTTAGAGTTTGACAGCCCTTCCAATACTCGGGACTGGTAGGAACGAGGCTGGAACGTCATCAGTGAATCCTCCAAGCGATCTGCTGGTCAAACTCTCTTGCTGGCTTGTGGATGACGTCCCGCACTACTTCGACACGGGCGAGATTGTAGTTGTTTGCCATTTCTTCAATGTTGGTCTGCATTGTAGTACCTGCCTTCGATTCGTGATGCTGCTACGTAAAAGACACCATCTTCAACGATGCCTTCTGCGTATTCTAGTGACTTAATTTCTTCTTCGGTCAGTTTGTATGCGGTCTGGAAGTCTACCCCGGTACAATTCGGGTCGCACATAATGATCCCGTTCTCTTCTAACCAGATAAACCCAGAATCCTGCCCCTCCCAGGGTACGTTCCCGTCTTTCATCAGAGCTTCAATTGTTGTCCGAGGCATCTGCAACGTAATCTCTCCCTTCAAACCTGCAAGACTTAACCCAGAATAGATTGTCCTTGATGACACCCTTAGCGTTCTCGAAACTTCCGAGTTCGTGAGCTGTCAGCTTATAGAGCGGACGGAAATCGACAGTTGGCTCTTGGGGCATATAGAACACTCCGTGTCGTTCATGATAGGTGAACCCTCCGTCATGCCAGTTCTCAACATTGTATCCGTACCCGATTGTCTGGTACTTGGTCCAATCAATGTTCATTAGCCCAGCTCCCAGAAAACAACCTGTTCAGTGGATCCCATACCTTGTGTGAGCATGGCATTAAGGATGACATCTAGTCCGAGCTTATCCAAGGCAAACTGTAGATCCTCATTGATGTCCGACACATCCGTCTCAGGGCGTTCAACACCCCAAAACCCGTCACGCCCAACCTCAGCACAAATGGTCAGGCCAGTTCCACCATACAGGTAGGTTGCTACGTAGAATCCCTGGTCAACAAGCTCGTTAATGTCATGCTTTGCAGCCACCCGTCGGATAGCAGCTTCGACAGCCTTGACACAAACCTGCTGGTACTTTGTAGTGATTTCATCGAGAGACATGTCAGTTCCTTTCTGTTGCAATAATTCCTGCATAGAAGATGCGATCCTTAACGACACCTTCTGCGTATTCGATATCTTCAAGGCTACCCTCATTGAATGTTGCCTTGATGTCGAACGTTGGTAGTTCGTGCACGCCGGGGATGACAACGAGTGTTGCCCAATCCTTCACCCACAAGAACTGCCCATTCTGTCCGTCGTACTCTTCGTAACCGATGGAAGGGAGAGCCTCATTCCACCACTGAGTGAAGCCACGCCCACGAATCCAGTCATCATGCAGGATCTCCCAGTTCATGTCAGGGTCAGAGGACACTGGTTCAAGCTGGCTATCATTGTAAAACTCGTAGCAGAGGTCTTCCTTAAACTCTTCCAGCTTAACAGTAGACCCTTCCACCCAATCCTTTAGCATTGCGTCTTCTCCTCAATATAGATACTTATGCCGTTAGGCAATTCAATTTCCGCTCCTGTTCCCAGGGTTTTGTAAAGGATTTCAGAGGCCCGCATTTGCCTGACAGACTCAAGCCACTGAGTCGAATATTCGACAAGCTCGCTGTCTTCCAGGGCACGGGCAGCGGCTTCCACCTGTTCAAGGGTGTAGCCACCACCCGTGCCGTATGCCTTCCATTTCATCGGAACGTCGCGTAGACCTCCGACACATTGGTGGCAGGTTCCAAGTCAATCAGATCCAAACTTGCAAGCTTACGCGTGTTCAGCTTGGGCTTGTCGTAGCAAGCCTCTCGCACCGCCTTGGGCAGCCTCTTGAAAGCTGCCATCTTCTCAACCGCCGCCGGGTTAACTGTGCGTCGCACCATGAACGACACGGACGTGTCTCCAACCGTAATCTTGTCACCGGGTTGGAAGTGTGCGCACAGTTCGCGCTTGAGGTTGTCACGGGCCTCGGTTAGCTCAGCAATCTCAGTATTGAGCTTGATGATACGTGTAACGAGTGCTTCAGTGTTCATTGTTTTTTCTCCCTCTGTTGTCTTACCACAGTGTCTTATTGCTAATATCAAGCTGTTTTATTTACCTGATTTCCTTTCAGTAAATCCGACGGATAATGCCTTCGACACACATAGCTGACAGTGTGTCCTTCACGTAGTCGTTCCAATCGTCACACGCGACTTCACGTGCAACCTGACTCGCAGTGTAAACCCTACCAAAGATAAGGCTAGTCTTATTCGCCTTGTCGAACACACGCGTGCAAGTATCCTCAAGGCTTTCAAATGTCATAAGGGAACCATCTTTCTTGACGTAATCCCACAAGTCCGGTTCAATCCCAAGCTCTTCAGAGCTGTAAGACTTGCGCAGCTCCCAATCGACAAGCAGTTCAGGGTCAATCTTTTCGTACATCATTGTTCCTTTCATTCCGCAATGTTCATGATGTAACATTCCTTCTCATCTGAATCCCAGATGAACTGATGCGCCCAACCATGCAGGAAACGCATATCATCAAGGCTTACGCCCTCGACACCAGCTGCCTCGAAATACCAGTACAGTTGGTTGTCGGCTGTGTTGGTGTTGCACCGCCATACGAGACCTTCGACAGCAACGAAGATGCCGGACGGTTCGTTCTCGCTGAACAGGTCCAAGTAGCCTACGAACTCATACCCTCGTCCAACAAACCACGGGTTGATAACTGTCAGGTCCCAGCCCACATCATCCTTGACATACCCAACTAGGCGTTCCTGCATAGATTCAAGCGGGTAAGACTTGTCACTAATGACGCTCAACAGCTCTTCCCACATGCCAGTCACCAACCCATCAGCATACCGAGGTAGACGAATAACCATGCCGCCCCGAGGATTGTAGAGACCGCGCCCAAGATAGTGGCAGCCACGTCATTCTTGACTTTTACTAGCAGTCCAATACCCAAACCAAGCATGATAATGCAACCAGCAATGCCAGAGATATATCCAATGGTAGTCATGTCAGTATTCTCCTCCCGAATCAATAATATCTTCCAAGTAGCCAATAGCATTGGCAGTGACGAACTCTTCCCAGACCGTGGTGTCATTACTGACATTACGGTATATATCCCACAAGGCATTTGTGACATCAGGTTCATTAAAGATGCAACCCTTGTAATGCAACAGTGGGTCACTCTGGGTACCCAGCCATTCAAATTTGATACCTTCAATCCCGTACCAGTTAGGCATCTTCGTTCACTTCCTTTTCCATCTGTTCATAAATGTATGCTTCACACATGGCTGCTTTCAGATTCTTCCACGCATCCCCGTAACGAGGCTCCGGAGGGTAGGGAGGGATCATTTCTCATCACCTTCCATGATGTAGCAGTCGCATTCAATAATCCCGGGGATCCCGCCTTCAACCCAGCCGACACCATGGGGGCCTTCGACATGACAGGCAGGTACAACCCTGAGCTTGCCACTGGAAATCATGTCAAGGATCAGACCATACAGCTGATCTTCAATGATCATTGCAATAGCACTAATACGTGCCTCTGCAATGGCGTTACGCCGCCATTCAGGATCAGTAAGGGTGTCATAGTCAGGTGGCATGAAACCCTCTGTATCGGGACGCCCTATAGCGTCCCATGCCTTGTAGACAGCTTCGTTGCTACACCAGCCATTGATGGCGGTGCATGTCTCATCCCAGATATCGACATGGCCGTTCAGAACATCCGCAGCGAATTTGATTGACAGATCATTGCACAGAACTTTCTGTGCATAGACTGTTGACAGCATTGTTCTACCTTTCGGTCTCGTTTGTTTTTTCTGTCGCGCCCTGCCTAGGAATCGAACCTAGCGAGCCTCCCAAACGAGGGCAGAGATGAGATTATTCGTGGATAATCTCAAAGGGCTGCGTGGAGCCTTTCAGGTATGTGAACAGCTCATCGCATGTGTAGACACCATCATTACGACTGTGAATACAGTCGCGATACCAAAGGCCATCTTCACGAAGCATGAACACACTTACCGAGGAGTAACAGACTATGACAGTCCCCGGCGTCAGAAGCAGGTCTGATGGTTTTCGGATTGGGATGAAAGTCCCTTGCGGACGCTTGAGTCTCACCTTGTCGCTATCCTTAAGAAACGCAACAGTCTCTCGAAGATTGTCAATCTTATGGTTGTAAGCATCCAGAGATGTCATGTCACGCCCCATTGTGTAGAAGCTCTACGGCCGTATCTTCCTCAAGGGCCTTCAGTATAAGAATGTACATGCCTTCACTGTCCAAGACGACACCCTGAGAATAGTTCTGCCAGATAGGATCATATGAATTAGTGGTGAGGAACCACTCCGAAACACCGACCGTAATGAGGGTACCGAACCGGAAGTTTTTGCGCAGGTCGTCCGGCTTGCTAATCGGAATGTCCCCGAGCGTAAACTTGCCGTATGCGGTGTCGTTCAGAAGCTGCTTGATGAGGGACTGGGCTTTGAAGATTGTCTTCAGGTAGTCATTCATCACAGGCTCACCCCCTGACAACCAATGATCCGCCCCTCAGAGTCTCGCACAGCGGGGCCGGGTCGCAGGATGTCCGTGCGTCGCAAGGCCATTGCTGCTTGATATGCCAGATCCGACACAATGATGTAGCGTCCAGGAACCTGATGAGGCAGACCCTCAAGCTTATTGGGGTCGCGAATGATTTCGACAAGGGGTACCTCATCCTTGTAGTCGGATACAACATTGAGAGTCTCAGAGACTCGTACCATACCCGAGGAGGGTACGACAGCAACAACCTCTGTCTTGTCCATGTTGTAGATCCGCAGCTCATGAGGTGTGCGGTTGTCGAATTCAACAGGGCCGCCGTCGAACATGACTGTAGTAGGCATCAGTCTTCCTTTCTGTTGACACTGATTGTCGTTCCCGGCGTGGGAGTCGAACCCACATTTACCTACCAACAGGGCCGGGATACCATTTCTCAGGGTGTACTCACGAGGGCATACTCACGCCCCCATCTGTCGTGCATGCGGACAGCGTGTGCTTCCCATATGTCCCACTTGATGGGTGGTGCATCTCGCCATATCCGCAAGACCATGCTAACAAGTCGTTTTTCGTACGACGACAGCCCCGAGGAATTAGCGTACAGGTTGCCGTCCGCATCCCAAGTGCACACGACTGTGCCGGTGAGCCGGTTCTGAATAAAGAACCCGTTCATGCCCCTACACAAGGTGTACTTGGCTCCGAGGCGACGCGTCCCCATGAACTGGGAGTCAGGGTAAGCGCTTTGTAGTGTGCCCCGAATCGTCATGTCAGCTCACAGACCCTTCAAGGGGAGTAGGGTCTTGTATGCCCGGCGGTGAGTGACCTCCCAGGTCTCCCAGTCAACCCGGTACCAGGGCCTCCAGACGTCGATAATCTGGTTAATGACCTTTTTCTCATGCCAAGCGAGTTCCCCGAGAACCCACACGACACCCGTGTGCTTATTCCACTGGCACACACTCTCGTTGCGCACGAGCATGTAAAAGTTCCCGTCCCGGTTGATGTGAAGCTTTCCACCGACAAGGCAGGGGTAGTAGCCCCAACCGTTGTTCTTCAGGTTCTGGAGTGTTGCCTTGATGGTTGCCATCAGTACTGCCGCCCAGCCTTGTTCGTAGAGGTCTCGAACTCACGGAGTGTTGCCCCGGTCGGGTAGTAGGACTCCCAAGCTTCAAGGTCGCGAGTAATCCGTTCCATCTCCCGGCGCTCGCGGGCACGGATACGCTTGCTCAGGTCCCGGGTGTACAGGGAGCGCTCCCTGCGGAACTCACGGGGGTGCCACGCGACACCGCGCGCTTCCTTCACGTCCCAGGGATCGGTCTTGAAGGTCTTCGACATGATTCTACCTTTCGGTATTGGGTTGAGCGCCCTCACCTGTTGAGGGTGCTTCGTTCCCCGCCCGGGGATTGAACCCGGCTTTGTCGCCGTTGATGCGGGGATGTCTTGTTGGAGACTACTCGTGGGTGTAGGTCACGCGCTCCCGTGGGCCGTCGTAGTACTCAATCGTGTACACGTGACGTGTCTGCTTGTCGGGACTCGGCACGGTGATGCGGTATGGCAGGTAGCCCTGCTTGAAGTAGCTCATGCGTCGCCTTTCACCAGGGAACCTCGCATTGAGGAAGTTCGACAGCTCGTGAGGCTTGAAGTCCATGGTCTCTTCGTCGGTTCGCTGGGTTGACCAATTGCCGCTAGGCGTACGTGTCTCGGTCCATCGGGTCACTCGTGCGTAGAGGGTGTCTCGCACGGCTCATTCCTCTGTGGTGTTGGCGTTGGCTTCGACAGCTGCCCAGAATGAGGTCACGGGGGAGGGGTCGAAGGTCTGGGTTGCGGGGTTGAAGATGTAGGCGTCGTTGGCGATGCCTTCAATGTTGAAGTTGTCGGCGTTCTCGCCGAGGGCGTTCTTGATTTCGTCGTACACGTCGGTGAGGGTGGTTAGGGGCGACATTGGCGCTTCCTTTCGAGGGTGTTGGATGAACTTGTACAGTGCCTGCGTGTACCTGTCGTGGAAGGTGACGCGTTTCCACTGTGTGTCGGTGGCACAGGTGATGTCATGCTCAGTGATCATGCATACCCCGGTCTGCATGTAGGGCTTGGTCGTATACCAGTCGGTTACTTGGTCGAGGGGCACATACTCTACTGTGAGTCCGTCGTTGTTGGTTTCGGTTGCGTAGGTGGCGACAGGTGCTGTCGCGAGTAGGGCTGTGGCTGCGAGGGCGGCGATGTTCATTGTTGTGTTCCTTGGGGGTGCCCGGCCCCGCGTGGGTTCGACAGGGCCGGGCGTTGGTTGTCACTGGATCTGGAGGCTGAAGCCCGCGTCTTCGAGTTGGCTCAGTGCCGTACGGTCGCCGTGGCACGCGCGCTCTGTGCGCTGTGCCCACTTGGCTGCGTCGAAGGCGTCGAAGCCCTTGATGTCACGGTACCACGCCTTGAAGAGCGTGTAGTCGGCGACGAAGAACGTGAGCGTCGTTGCTGCGGTGAGGGTGTCGGTGAGGGTGAGGGTGTTCATGGTTGGGCCTTTCGGTCTCGTTTGGTTTGTTGTGCCTTCAGCTTACACGCGGTGTTGTCACTCTGTCAACTGGAAGCTTCGTGACGTGTGTCACATCGTGAGCCGGGCAGGAATCGAACCTGCCTTCACCCGCCTCGTCGTTGCGCACGACAGGGGCGCGGCTCTGAGGTGCCTAGCGCGGTGAGCGGCTACTCAGTGCGTCTAAGCCCTGGCCTGTGGAAGTCTTGGCAGGGGTGCCAACCCCGCCGCGTGGTGCAAGCCACGCCCTCCACGTCATTTAGTTTACAGTCAAGATCGTTCGGGTCGAGGGCTTTGCCCGCCTCACGGCGGTCGTTTGTCGTTGTCCTTTGGGCTGTTTCCCTTGCCGATGACTTAAGCTTAGCGCAGCGTCTGTCAGAGTGTCAACTCAAGTCTGCGTGACCTGCATCACATCATGGGTGCGGCTTGCTAGCGCATTCGACAGGGCCTCGGAGCCGCCTCGCTAGCGCATTCGACAGGGGCTGCCTTGCTATGGGTACGTGCATGCCTCGCTATGGGTACGTGCGGCCTTGCTATCGCCTTCGACAGGGGCAGGGGTACGTTTAGCTAACCCGGGCTTAGTTTGAGCCGACAGGGCCGCGTGGCTTGCTATGGGTACGTGCGTGCGTATATGTGTGCCTTGGGGCCGCCTGGCCTTGGGGTGGGCCTTGCTAACTCAGGTTAGTTTAAGCCGAGGGGCGTGGCCGTGTGCCTTGGGGGCCGCTCTTACGCAAGCATTCGACAGGGCCGCCCTGGCTTGCTATCGCCTTCGACAGGGGCGTGTGTGCGTGTATGCGTATATGTG